TCTCAGCTGCATCTTCGTCAGATAACTGCGGGAAGTTACGCTTAAGAGTTAAATGACTCTTAATCGGATTCTTCTGTGTAGCGGCGGACGAATAAATTTGTCCTCCAATTGCATTCAAGAACGTAGACTTAGCTGTACCAAGAATTGACAAAAGATTGTCAAATATGGTTGCATTGGATGCTGATTCCCACATAGCCTTCTCTTCCTTGTTCTCTGCAGACAGCATCTTGTACATACGTAACTTAGAGGTAGATACTAAGAAACGATTATCCTTAGACAATGTGTCACTCAGGATATAGAGAAGCGCTTTCTTAGCGTCCTCATCGCTCTTCCACAAAGCTGGATCCATAGTAGGCTTAGTGCCTCTTTGCATCTTGATCTCTTCTTTAACTGTCTCAACAGTCTCAGGAGATGCTCCTTCAAACGGAATTAGGAGCTGATCAGGCTTGTTAGGATCCGGAACAGCCTTCTCTGCCGGTAATGCAATGCCAAAGTATCCCATAGCTCGTACATAGGCTCCTAAGGCATTAACCGGTACAGACATACCTAGTTTCTTACCGTTAATTGCCATGTTAATACCAGCTACAGCAATACAGTAACAAGTAAGGTCATCAACCATCTCGTTAGCTGCTATTACTACAGGATTCTTCGGGTCTTTCCCTTTAAACCGTTCAGTAGCTACGTGAGTTAACAACACCATGTGGTTAGCGTCCATAGTACTTTCTGGAGTAAGAGAAATACTGCCGAGAATTGATTGTAATTCTGCATTTTTGAATACCTCAGCCGACATCTCTGCTGTTGTAGGCATAGCTGTATTCGTAACCTCTTCTGGTTGAACTACAGCTGGTTGATCGCCTGTTGCTCCTTCTGCAGGTGCAGCAGCAGGTGTCGTCTCAGGTTTCTTTTGTTCCTTTGTGCTAGCTTTCGGCTGTACATCAGGTTGAGGTTCAGGCTTCTTTGGTGCCTTATCCTCTACTTTAGTTTCTACAGCAGCTTGTACTTTTACTTCCTCAGCTGCTTTTGTCTCTACTTTCGGAGCAGTAGCTCCTTTCTTTGCTTTATTCTTTGCCATTTTGATAATGTTTTAAAGATGTGTTTAAATGTTAATTACTTGGTACAAGTGTACCTAATTCTCTCGTTTGTCTGTTTTTGTTAGTGTTATCGCTATCTATGAGTCATCAAAGATAATGTGTTCCATTATATAGTTTAAACTATTCAATGGTAACACGTTCATCACTGGTGCCCATGTAAGGCATTCTGATAATAATGACTCCTGACCTGTAGTATCCTGTTCGGTAACTTCAGCCATTGCTATCTGGTCGAAGCATATTACATGGGTGTCAGTAGAATCTCCTGCCTTACTAATTACCTCAACATTAGCAGCTGCTTTAGCTTTTGGCTTGCTGCTGAAAATGTAAAGGAAACCTATAGACACACATACGCTAACACTAAAACAGAATAATAGTCTCCAAACTAAATCGTTACTACGGTTGGCCTTCCCTATAACGATTGCAGCTAAGATAACTATAATTGCGATAATTGCAACCTCTGTCATGATGTGTAAGTATTTGTTAGTTATTGTTAATGTTGTCAAAGAATTCTCGCAATCTCTTCTTAGCTTTGTTTAAGTCACTTTTTACAGTTCCTATTGGCACGCCAAGCTCAGTTGCAAGTTCCTCATAACTTAAGCCTTTGAAATATCGTAATTCTAATATATTACGATATTTAGATCTTAACTTATGTAGAGCTACTTTCAGTTGTTCAACAGTTTCCTGTTTCATGATAGCTTCCTCAGGACTGAGATCATTGCTATCTAACTGAATGTAATTGTCCTCAGAATCTATATAATGGTTCTGTTTCTCATTCTTAGAAGATCTTATATAATCTATTGCAGTGTTAATTGCTATAGTTTTTAACCACATTTCAAATGAAATAGGGTTTACATAAGATTCTAATCTACTAAATGCTTTTGTGAAGGTAACAGATAATAAGTCATCTGCTACATCTTCATTCTTTACAATATCATAGATAATGTATCGAATAAGCTTATGATGCCGATCATAAAGCTCTGTAAAAGCATCTTGCTTACCAAGCTTAGCTTGCTGAATAAGAAGGTCTTCATCTTCTCTCTTCATAATCAAACTAACTTGTTTAGTGAATGTTAGGGGAGTCGAACCCCTAACACCTTAAAAAGGACAAGGCCTAGATTCAAAACAAAAAGGTAAACCTAATATCTTCATAAGATAATAATCTTCGAAAACAGGTTTCCTAATGTCATACTGCAGATGTACATTATCAAATATTTCATCAGCATAAATTCTAGGTAGTCCTAATTTGTTCAGCATAGATACGAAAATACGCATCTGAACTGCATCCGTTGCCCTTGTATTGTGTAACATGGCAAGGTGTGTAAAGAGTTTCCTTTGTACAAATAATAATAATGTCCTTACTTGGATTTTATGTTGAATCCATTTTAGTAATTCTTTATCACTATATTGTTTAGGGAATACTCCGTCTGGTCCATATGTCTGTGATATGACTGAACCAAATAAATTCCAGTCTTCTCCTACTTTAGGTAGATAGGGTAAGACTAGATGGTCGTTTAGATAATCACACAGATCTGTATAATTTACTGTGAGACTATGTTCCTTTTGTCTCTCCATAACTGATCAATAATTGTTTGAGCTTCACCATAACTGATGCTAGGATTTGTTAGCATGATATCTGTAAGTAACTTTTCACGATCTAAATCACCACATAATGATAACCATTTTTTGTACTGTTTAGGTGTGTAAGGTAACTTTGGTATCTGTACTACCTCTTGCATCGGACTGATGATGTTCAAATCGATCTGTCTGAAGTTAAATTCACACGGTTTCTCAGTTAATACAGTTTTTGCTTCTGTACTGATTTCTAATTCTCCAGTATCAATGAACTTTGTTAAGTTTAACACTCTTGCAACCTGTAGCATAGGTGCGCTTCCTATTACTACTGCTATATACTCTTGTCCACTGATTGTTACTAAATAAGTTCCACTAGTTGCCAACGTTTTCATTTTCCTTCCTAATAAATTCGTTATACACTCGGGCAATATCCATTGCCTCTATTAGATCTTTTTTGTAAGTTTTAGCAATAATTGTTGCTATCTCTGTAACATCTTGTGCATCTCTTAGCAATGCTAAGAACTCTTTCCTCTCTTGGGGACTTTCAAAATAAATACGTTTTCCTACCCTCATACGTTTCTGGTTTATCAAATACTTCCATTTCCTTCCATATACAGCCATCCCTAAGCATTTCATGCCATTGTGATGGTAAGTTATACGTATAATACAATGGTTTACTACTACGATTACGCTTGTTATGATAGAAATCCCACCAATTCCAGTCTTTCAATTGAATTATTCCAAATGGTTTACTAGAATTAGAGTTAGTGCAAAGTAGCACAACACCTTTTCTACTGCTAATCTTAAGACTATCAGCTTGTTTGTCTTTTACCTGTACTCCTTTCTCTTTGAGAAAGTTATACATTCCTACAACGTTATCTCTTACTCCGGCACATATAAATTCCTGAGTAAATGAAGATACGTTAAATAGATCATACTTTGCTTCACTTGGACTCATCATCTTCTGCAAATGTAGGAATACAACCATGTGATTCTAGCATATTAGCTTCTAGACTTAAATCTATCCACCAATCTATCCCTTGAGGCTCTTCTTCGAAGTCTGCAGCGTCAATTGATGTATTCTCTTTCAAGTGCATAATTAACTCTCGACCTGTCAAAAGGTGTTCGTAACAATACTTAGCAACTGCACTTATCAGCTGATTAAGTACTCCATGATTCTCCCCAACTCTTTTCCAAGATTCAGGAAGATTTTCACTAACATAGGCTACATAGCCTGAAAAACTAACTTTTGCCATCCATACTGTTTTTAGTTTATGTTATCTAGTAGGATTCGAACCTACACTACTGAACAAACAGCGTTCTACCATTAAACTATAGATATCCCTCACTTTCGTAGTTAGCACGTGACTTTACGCAACTGCTAGTTGAGTATAGTCTGTGACAAAATTATTGCCATTTAAACACACAATGAACCTATCTTATCTCTCTAATTGCTAGTCAAATCCAAGCAGCCCCATTTTAGTGTGTAGTTTCGTCTGAAAATATTTCGTCAACTAATATAGCCTCTAGGAGAATGTTATCATATTCTCCGTCTTCATTGTTTTCAATAAAAAGCTTTAATATGTCTTCATTCATAATCTAATTTTTTAGTGGAGCTGGAGGGGGTCGAACCCTCGTCCTAACAGTGATTGATAAGCCTAATAAGACACGATACAGTTCTTATACCGTGAATACTTTCTAATTTTTGAACCCTTGCTATCAAATTATCAGTGTGAATGTAAGGAGATTCCTCTCCTTACACCCTAGTTTTTGGTTCCTTTAGTAGTAATAAATCATTTAATACTGAAATGAACTTCCATGCTATAATGAGCCTCATATGATCGTCATTTTCTGTCGTGTTAAACTATTATTGGCTTATAGCTCTCTACTAACTAAACCCGAAATAACTGAAGATGAGTACGTAGGACTAGCTGTCTCAATGGATCTCGTACTCTTTAGTCTTGATGCTAATTTTGCCTTCCTGCTTCTGTCTCAAAGGATCTTAAGCAATGCAAGTATATCTCTTGCGTTGTGAAATACTACTATATTCATACCTCACTACTCTTTTTGGCTTATAGCTCTTTAGAGCGGAATTGTTAATTAATAGCGGTCGAAGCTATCTCTCAAAACACTCCAGCTACAATCGTTATAGATACGATTCAATTGTTTCAAGTAGCCGCTGAACTCTGCTTTCTTTTCGAGCAGTTTATCAGATGCTTCTTTCTCAATCTTCTCATCCTCTTTTTTCCAATCCTCTGGAGTGATACCACCGGCTTTTAAACGATTCATGTTCTCGCCTACTTTCGTCAGGCGCTCTTTCTCTATATCCTCAAATGCACGAGCTCTTTTCAGTCTCAATTTCGAGTACCCGATCTTGTACTCAGAGTTTTGCAGGGTTTGAATCATCTCTCTCTTGAGATTCTCTTCCCGGTCTTTCAGGATGTCCTCGTTTGCAGCTTTAATGATGTCTTCACTTACTTTTCTACCTTCGGTGATTTCTGCGATAATGTCTTTAGTTTCCATTTTTCTTTTGTTTTTTGATATTAATAATTAATTTTGATAAAGTTCTAGAATTGTATCTCTTTTCAAGCTATGATTAGTGATAATCTTTCTACGGTTCATAGTTCCAAACATAATTGGAATGTATAAAGGATTTTTCCCTGATACTGTTTCCCTAATCATATAGATAAGTGTATGCTCATCCCAACATAAAACATTGCTATGACGATGCATAACAAGTGCTAATAGAGTCACGTAGTGACCATATATTTTTTTACTTTTAAGATACCATTCTATAGCTGGTTCTCTAGCTAGCGCTTCTCTAATTGCTTGTTTTACTTTTGTTTTTTCCATATCTCAATTGTGTTAGTTTCAAATAATAAGCATGCCCTCTTATTCCTATTTCTTATTTAGAGGGAACCTCTTCTCCTTCTTATAATTAATAATCTCCTATGAGATTATCATTTGTACAAGTACACAATCCCGTAGTATGCATCTTCACATACCGTTCATGGGCTTAGGGCGTTAGGTTTAACATGCTTTAGGGGAATGACCACCATATCTTAACAATTTAAGAATTATAGACTTGAGGACTAGTAACTGGCGGCAACTAGCTATCCTCACGAAATCTCTGTGCTTTAGACTCTCTTTTATAAGGAGTCATCTTAGGCTTATGCGGAGTGTATTTCCGCATAGCCTTTGAATCCTTAGAATCTTTCTTTGTCTTGCTCATAAAGTATTCTGCAAAATGTTACGACATTGAAAAATAAGGAACTTTAGCTTTCTCCTTTCGAAGTAAGCCCATTCTGGAGAACCTTCTTTGATCGATGCAATTGTTGTAACAACATCGTGGTTTACTAAGTCCTTAGGACCATAGTAAGCACACACAAATTTTGTTGCAAAGTGTACAGGATCTGTAGGTTCACCAAATTCAACAATCAAATTGTCTGCTAATGTTGCTATTTCAGCATTAACAGGATTTACGACTCTAAACAGGTCGTTAGGCTCTAAGATAGTTAGAAACCCTCCATTTTGCTTATACTCAGGATTAATAGTTTCTAACTTACTTAAAATGCTAGAAAATAGCACTTGAACTTCCTCTTTAGAAAGTCCTGGAGGCAATATTACAACTGCTACTCCATTAATCTTACTGTTCATTTTGATAATTTTTAGTTAAACAATTTGATGACGTCTCCGCATGTACAACTACGGAGAAAATTTTGATTGAACAATTGTTGATTAACAACAACTCATATTGTACTATGAGTAACTAAAAAGTGTCATCGTGAAGTTTCACGTCTGCAAAATAAATATTAAAAAACTCTTACGTAAAACTTCTTATAATCGGCTATCTAACATATTTTACGTTATAGCAGAATTGTATTGCCAGTACAATTCTTATTAACGGCATGATTTTAACGTCCGCACGATCATAATTATATAAATATGAATGTCCAAATATATTTATATGTCGTATTTAATAAATATAAATGTCTATATAATTACTTACGCCCCACATGCTTGTCATCTTCTGATGATCTAATAATAAAAATATGCACTACCTTCACAGGCAATGCATATAAAAAGTATACTCCTGAACCAAAAAGAATTCTACTTTATAGAATCAGCTGGAGTAAGAGAGACTTCATTCCCTGGCGGTGTTTCTTCTTTTAAAACTGTTTTCACTTCAACCCTTTCAACATTCTTTGCATCAGGACCGGTTAATACAGGTTTAATTTGATTAGACACCTGAGTACTAATCCAATAGGATCTATTAGTATAATACTCGTTAACTATTGCTCTATAGTCTGCATCAGGTCCTAATTTATTTAGGATTCCTTCTACTATTACTACAGGCAATGAGAGATAAGTATCATATGCCTTAGTGTCTTCTACTTCAGCATTGAACTCGTTTAGTCTCTCTTGAACTGTAGGTATTGCTACCTCAGTTTCAGTGCTAAAACCAACAGATTCCTTTACTTTCGTAAGAGGATTCTCTCCTTTTAGCCCTTGATACACAATACATAAAAGTAATAGTGTAACAATTGTGAGCAGTACTAATACTACTCCCTTCCAGACACCACCTACGGTGCCATCTCCTTTCTCACTCATTTGATTGAATGTTTAAAAGTTAATAATGTTAGTTAACTCAAGACTCCTAATAAAGAGCTTGTTTGATAAATGACAGATCTGACTCGTCTACTAAAATAGTATACTACAAAACAGTCTTCATTAATTTCTTTAGAATAATAACCGTAGTTTTCCATATACTTATAATTAAGAATAGTCTTTTAAAAAAGACCTACTACTTAGTATACGCTGGATTGACAACTCACTTTTCATAGGTCTTTTACTAAATAGAACTTCACAGCGGTATTTAGGTAGTTGTTCTTTGAAAATTACACATTCAACTATGTTCTTATTTCCTTATAGATGTCATCTTTTGGGTTACTTTTCCATAATACTTTTCCTCCTCTTGTATGCATTCCACATTGAAAAGGAGCGTATTTCAATAGGTCTAATTGTGCTGCTAAATCATGAACGTCATTGATTTCAGCATTAAACTTCTTTCGATGTAAATCTACATGAAGATAATATAGACCTGCATTTGTACTACTTTGGATAACGACATCCTGACGTAGTGTCGCATATGCAAGCTTTAAAGCATCATAGCGAGTTAGCTTCAGATGTTTTGTAAGAATCTGTGCTAAAGCAAATACACTTAACCATGTATTACCTTTTTTGATAATTAATCTAATCATTCTGATGTTGTTTTTAGTTAAAAAAAATAAGAAAGACTAAGATTCGAACTTAGTATCTTTTTACGTCTACTCTACATTTTTATTTAATTTTCAAGAGCTACCTTAATAGAGATTAAAAACATATTTAACAAAGTTCTATATTGCTTTGTAGGCACGCTTATTAAATAAAATATGTAATATTCATCGTAAACTATTCTACCTTTCTCTATGTAACCCATAGAAATTGAACTACTTTCTTACTGTTACTGAATAAAATAAATTTAACAGATTTAAATTTATAGTATTAGTATTAAATTACTCCTAATTGCTCTAAATATCTCTTCAGGAGAATATTTTGCAGTTATTCTATCCATCATTGTATCAGAATATTTATTTGTAATCTTATATTCTTCTGATACATTTTCTATTAAGATATTTGGTCTAGGGTAAATTAGGCACGGATGATGATCCGCTTCGTGTAATCCCCATATAATATTAAGACTTCTGTTAACCTCTAATATAGGAACAGATGGTCCAAAATACTTTGGGAACCATTCGACAAATACTGGTCCATACGCTGACACAAATTCAGGATCTTTTAATGAAAAAAACATCCTATCCTTTGGACTTATTTCGTAAGGATGGTATCCGATTCTTTGTAAGAAATGAGGGAGACTTCTATCCATATTAAGAGTAGATTATAAGTTTATAGATACCTTGTAATCTTATTAGAACAACGTTAATCATTCTGACTGCATTTGTCCTAAAATCTTCTAAACTAATGTCCCCTTCATTTGTATTTAATAGAACTTGTATATCCATTAACAAACTTGTAGGTATTACATCATTTAGAGATTCTTTTTTTAGTGAGTCTCTTAAGTATGCTAAATTAGTTAGAATACCAATAAAATCACTATTGACAATATTGCCTTTTATAATACGACAATATCTATCTATAGTATATAGATCATTTAGTATCTGTGCTCTTATCTTCTCCTTCTTTCTCTTCCGTAGTAACAGTATTATGCATACTATTACACAAGTTATGATCATTGCTTCTACAGTCATACTTTGCTCTTTGAATGAATATTGGTATAGATATCGCTAAATATAAGAGATAGATTAATGTATCCCCACATGATAATATGAGTAATACAACCAACCATATGGCCCAACCAATTCCTTCTAGAAGTTCGAGTATTATGCGCTTTGCTTGAAATCTCTTATGATTCCTTCTAAGGAACCTTTCAAGTCTAAGTATAACGCTTTGTACCTGCATAGCTCTTCATACTCTTGTTTAGTTAATAACTTGCAGTCAGTATTATACCATACTGCTTCTTGTGCTTTTTTGATCTTTTCTTCCATAAAACTTGATATTTTTATTGTTAATATTTACTATTTTTAAAAGCTATTAGCTTCGGTAGCCGTTGGCATTCGTTCAGCCCGGCAATTTAAACCTACTAGACCCTAGAACCCGACAATGCATATCCATAAGAATATAATGCCTTACATGTCTTCGTTGAGGTTGCTTTTACTCTAGGGAAAACTATATACGTATTTCACAATAGGTATATAGCAGCTGTGTTAAATTAAAATGGAGAATCTTAAACTCTCTATAAAACCATCAATGGATTTTTACATGATTCTGCGGCAGGATTCGAACCTGCATTCGCCCTTAGCAGGGGATTCTACCATGTGTTAGACACTTAAACTACACAGAATTACCACATACTTTTCCCCACTATTAGTATGAGATAGTAGCGAACTAATTACTTTACTCGCAGTAACTAGCTGAGGAAATTATGCCAAAAGAATATTAAATTAGATAAAAGTTGTGTATCACTTCATACACTGGATACGTACACATATCATTTATTCCTGTACTTTTTGTTAAATGTATCTACTGCTTGTTCTCTTTTAGGAAAAGTAGTTATTACTAATCTTCCTTCTTTTTCAAGTATAATAGACCATTCGAAAGCGTGCTTTCCAACTAGGATCACTTTGCGTCCTAGTGCATCTTCGACTATTGCCCTAACTGTAGCATCACAATTTGATTTGTGATATTTTCTTTTTCTATTCATTTCATGTAAATTACATAATCAACATTGTATTTTTATCTACAATATGACTATCGTTTAGTTTGATGTAATATCCTCCATGATTATCATCGTGTAATATCTTAATACTAACAATTTCTGTAAGACTCTCTAGGTTATTATTTGTATAATATGATCCTAGTTTTATGTTAGTATAGTTTAGGAGAAAATGGATAGATTCTTCATCTTTCATCTGTATCCTTTTATATTTCCGATGATGATATTGTTCTATCAATGTAGAAATAAAGAATGTTAACAGTCCTACAGATACAAATATAGTGAGTAAAATACTTAGTTCTTCCATTCGTAAAGTACTGTTTCCATCTTTGACAATGTTTGTTCAGCTTTTAGTAGCTTCTCATATCTTTCCTGAGTAAGGATATATACTGAGCCCACCTTTACAATATCCAAATCTTGTACATTAATTTCTTGTAATACTGGAGTATTGCTAGGCATATTCTCTTCCTTGTCAAACATAGAAAGAGATATTACTTCTCTAAGTTCAACCTTTCTTTGATCTGCGTGTAAGGTAGATATAAATACAGCATCAATTCTAATAAGAAGATCAACGAAATATTGTTGCATATCTATAGGATTACTTAAGTCATCTACTATATATACATAACTTCCAGAGTCTACAATGGCTTTAGCTTCTTTTAAACCAAACCCAAAGACTACTTTCAGTATTTTCACCCAGTTAAGCCTACAGGTAGACTTTTTGAAATTAAATATAACTTTCATTGTATTGATTTTTTGTTTGATACTAATAAAAAGGGGTGAGTTTTCACCCACCCCTAACTCCCTAGTTACGAGCCATTAGATTATATACTATAATAGCAAGTATTATATCACATAATATGAATGCTCCATGTACTCCTGTCTTTTCAGATAGGAATGGTAGAAACACATTAGCATGAATAAACACAGCTAGAATAAAATACACAATTTTTGGCTTGTTTTCATCTTTTCCTTCCATGATGAATGTTTTTAAAAGTTAATAATATTAATTAACCCAAAACATCATATGCAGATGTTCGGGAGTTTTTGTTAAAACAGGTCTGCCGGTTACCCGGCAAATCCCTGTTATACTCTAGGCACTCTAATTCCTGCTTGTGCCCCCGGTCGTTGTGGTCGGTTACCCGGTACTACAACGTTACCTGTAGGTAGTGGATCTGGTTGAGATGTCTCTAGACCCTCTGGATCTCCAGCTGATTGAGCACCAGCAAATGCATCTGCTCCTCCTACAGTTTGTCCGATATTGTTCTCTGGTACGTCTGTATTCTCGCCAATAGGTAAGATAGTACCATTCTCAATGCCTCTGCGCCAGCTAGATTCTAGTAGCTTTTCGGCATCTTCCCCTCTGGCAGGTGTGCCGTCAGGTAATGTACGTATTACGACTTTCATGTCGTTAAATACAATAGCCTCACCTTTAGCATTGCAGACTATCTCACCCTGCATATGGTTATTGCCATCCGTAGCCCACACTCTGTTAAATGGTTCAGGTGTTTGCATACGTATTTCCTGTAGATAAATCTCTTTAGGAAATCTAGCTTCTAAGGCTTCTTTCATTGCCTCTGTAATAAACATTACATAGTTGAAGGATGCAGCCCATTCATCATTTGCAGGTCTTACTTCTAGTTTGCAATACAAGTTACCTGTGTTTGCCTCTGCGAATTCGTGTCCAATAATAATACATTTCATTTGTTTGTCCTCCTTAATTGTTTGATTGTTTAATTGTTTGATTGTTTATGTAAAGAATAAGGATACGCTATATATTATATGTATGCGTAAAAGGCAGCTATAAGCAATGTGATTAAAGGGCAGACTGAAAAAAGAGTAAACTATTCTCAAACTTACAAACACTCTCTTATCAACTACATACACATAAATCACAGCAGTATCCTATACTCCTCACAATATACTAGAAGGGAAATTTGACTTGGTGCATTGTAAGAAGGAAAATAGGCTATAGCCTACTCCTTTGAATCGTGTATAACAGCAACACAAGAAAGATCAATGAGTACTTTATACTCACATTTATTCTTCCTACTTAGGATAGCTGCTAACTCTTTAGCATCCTTCTGTGTTTGTTCATCATGCCCTTCAAATGTTTCTACTACTAATGGAGGCATACGATTAAAACATCTTATTACTACTAACATAATATATGATTTTATTGATTAATAATCAAATTACACCTAAAACTTATCATTTGGCTATAAATAATTAGTAAGCCTATCAGGCTATGCCATTACGTTCGTGATGTCAGTACTGATTCGTTAGTATTACTCTAACATACACTAAACAACCGGTTTTTCGGGTACATAATTAGATATACAGAAAGATAAGAAACTGGTGTCCCACAACGTCTTGGGAAGTTATTAGTTTTTTGTTGGTTCTGATACGCATTACTCAGTTAGAACCTTCACCGAAACCTATAGTCTAAATTAAACTATAGGACGCTAGAAAACTTAAATCATAAAAAATAAAATATTATGCAGCTGCGGCTGCTGCTTAACACCCAAAAAACTTACAATAGGGATTCTCTACTCTGGCGTTATGATTCTAGGAATCAATGTTGTAGTAGCTAAGTATTTATAAGGATAGTCCTAAACCTATTTGTAAGAAACTGGTGTACTCAATGAAAATATAAACACAATATACCTTCACAATCGGCTAAGAGGGAAATAAACTTGGTGCATGATAGGATTAAAAAGGTTAGCTAAATAGCTAACCCTCATAATCCTCACCTAACTCAGCAACTACATCTAAGCAGTCAACCAAACTCTTAGGTCTAGCAGTGTCATCTAACTCATTAAACGCACAAATACGGTCTTGGCACAGACCAATAACCACACTACCATAACGTTTAATTACCTCTATTTCTACAGTAATACCATCGAAACTCTTCAAAATCTTTTCCATAACACTTAATTTTAATAATTACAATGACCAAATAAGTTAATTAGCTTGATGCATTAGTTAAAAAGGAAAGGGCCGAAGCCCTCTCCCTTACACTGGTAGATCCCCTGTAGCTCCCTCGTACGGGTCTACGTCTACGTCTACGATGAGACCGTCACGCAGCAGATTCCTGCGTAGCTTGTCTGCCATCACTTGAGGTTCGTCTACGTACTCTCCCTTGAACTGTCTGCATACAACAGACAGACTGGTGAATACATTCTCTGAGATTGAACCGTCCTCAGATACCTTCTGGTACGGAGTAACCTCTACACGTACCTTCTGGAGTTCGATAGTCTCAGGTGCGTTAGCAGCTAGCTTGTTAGCTAGTGTTTCGCTACACCACATACGATACTTCAACTCCTCAGCAAACGGATCACCTTCCGGCTGTGCTAGGATGTTCACGTACCAATTACCGTTCTCCGCTTGCTTAGCTTCTAGACTCATAATCGTACACTTCATAGTCGTCTCGGCTGTCTGCCCCTCAGCAGTAGTTCTACATTACAACCGCCTTCCGTTGTAACTGCTTGATTAATCACAATCAGCTGATAGATAAATTGATTTGATGCATAAGTACCGGGGGTGTTTCCTTGATGCATGATGGGGGAGGGGGTTTGTATATACTAGTCTCTACACTCAAATCTATATAATACAATTTTTTATTTTATAAAATTTTTATAACAATACCCCCTTATATACGTTATCGTTAAAAACTTAATGTTATGATATTTGAACAAGAATTAAAAGATAAAGGATTTGAAATCAGAGATGATCAGCTCTACTACGAGTTTAGTGATTTTGAACTATTAAGAGCTAGAGTAAGTGAATGGGAATGTGCTGATGGCTCTAAAGCTTTGAAAGTATCAGATCTAAGATTAATGAACCCTATGGAGGAAGGTATAGCTCATATGATGATTTCATATTCACTTTACTTTAGGGATATTAACAAATTTTATGAATTATTAACATTACTAGGGTATAAGATAAGTTAAAAATAGTTAAATTATGTTAAGAGAATTAACAATTAAAGAGGTAGAATCTATCCTAAGTAAAGATAGTAATGTGTATGGGATAGATAGTATTGGTAGTCATGTGTACAAAATACCAGATTTAGGGTATACAGGACCTAAAGGAGCTACTAGATTTGTGAATGAATTGAGGCAACAAGTTAATGAATTGTCTACGAAACTCTCGTAGATATGTTAAATAATCATAAATAATGTTAAAAAATTTTGATCTTTATAAGCTACCAGTATGGGTTGTTAGATGGTTTTTCTCTAAGCAGAAGGCTAGAGAATGTGATAGAACTGTAGAAGATAATGGCTGTAAACACTGCTATTTACCATGTGTTTTTAATAAAAATCATCTATTAAGACCTAAGAAAAACTATTAATCTAGAGTAAACAATAGAACAAAAATGAATACTGTAACGTTACTACACATACTTGTAGGTTAGTATATAGTAGTATAGTAAGAAATATATACTCCTACTCTGGATATAAAATATAAATACATAATAATAGTATTATGGATGACGACTTTTACTTTTTTAATGAATTCGAGGATGCATTAGATCCTACTGATGACGACGATCAGTATAATTATTAATCAAAAGAAAGGGATCAAATATGTTTAGACAATATTTAATTGACGAGATTGAAAGGTATCAAGACAAAGAATCTTGTGAAGCATTTGAACAATGGTGTGAAGAGATGGAAGGGTTAAAAGAATCTGCATTTAAAGCAGGATTTGAGGCTGCTTTAATTTGGATTAAAGAAATAATCATGGAGCGTACTGTTGAACAAAAGGCTGAAGAACATAACAAATATTATTACAAATAATATGGGAGAACCAGAAGCTTATAAAGCCCTTGAAGAAGGGTATATTAGAGTTGATGGCAAAGTTTATAACATGGAAAAGCAGCCTCAAGGATGGTGTGATGGCTGCTGTTTCTATAACATGGAAATTTGTCCATCCATAGCAAAGAAAGTATGCTGCACAGGCGGCGTTATTTTTCATGAAAGGAAATAAAAATAGAACATTTAATACTAACAAACGTTATAGTAGAAAAATTTAAGTTATGGCAGAGAATACAAATAATGATAGTTCGGTACAAGTAGATGAGAAAATGATCATCGATGATATTCAGAAAGCGTTAAAGTTCGAGTTTACTCGAGATATTCTGATCAAACCGTTACCAGTTGAATACGTAGAAAAAGAGATTACTGAACCTGTTGCGACAGGAACAAAAGACAAAGATGGTGTTGATAAATATGACACTAAAACTGAAGTAAAGAAAGTACCAACAGCATTTAGAAAAGGCATTGTTCTAGCAATTCCTTCAGGTTATGAATGGCAAGACAAAAATAATCATCCAGAAGTAGGTGATACCATAGCTTTCCCTGCTAAAGCAGCTGCTTATTTTGACTTGTTTAAAGATAGCCAATTAGTGAATCCATACAATGTAGTAGCTTTTATTAAGAAAAGCAATGCTTAGTAGATTTAGTTGGATTTTTAATATAAGCCTATAGTTAATCACTATAGGCTTTTTTATTGCATAAAATATACAACAAAATTAAATAAGGTCCGTTATATAGTCATGATTCAACAAATGATAAATAATCTTTTAGGTAAATATTCAGAGTTTGTTAAGTTTCAACAAGATGGTACTGTTAAAGTATTCATTCCAGAGGATCTTAACAATCCTTCAAAAGAAGGAGCTACTGAGGTAGTTCTTACACAGAATGAAGCTATGAATTTTATGGGTTTAGTAGCCCAACCTAAGCAATATGCAATTGGAGATAGAGTAGTGCAAGAGTCAGATCCAGAATTTGACATAAACAAATGGATTAAATTAGCACTAGTAATTATTAAAAAATAATAAGGAATATGAGAACAGAATATAAAGTAGTTAAGCCTTTTGGTTGTGCAAAGAGAGATGATATCTTTAAAACAGAAGATGGTATTGAGTATGTAATGGAGAGTACAAATAGTAATGATAAGTACACTAACTCACGTTACATGATGATTACTGCAAATTATGTATTAGAACTTCTTAATGGTGGTAACCTAAAAGAATGGGGTGAAGAAATTGAAGATGAAACTAATACAGAAGAAGAATATATCCCGTCTAATGCAGAATTAAAATTGATTGCACTTGAAGCTTTTTTAGATGATTGTACTAAGAAGTATCAAGACAATATTCAGAAGGTTAATGAAGATTATAAAAATGGTAAAATTCAACCTTGTGTAAAAGTTGAATCTGAAACAGTAAATTATAACTTACTGAAGTTCATTAAGGCAGTTAAACAAATCTTAGACGTAGATAAGACAAATGAATAAATTAGTAAAATCTGTAAACAAAAATGATCTTGTTACAGAGTTTCTAATTTCACTTAATGGTATTCTTCGGCTTACGGACAGAGAACTAGAATTAATGGCAGAGTTCATTAGACTTGATCTTAACTATGATAAACAACCAAATGAGAATAAGAACATAGCTAATAGAGCTAATAGGAAACATATCATAAACACCTTAGGTATTACTAAGGATAATTTAAGTAGATATATCAAGTCCTTTAAACAAAAAGGTATTCTAGTAGCAGGTCCAGCCGAAGATGAATTAAGTGTCAATAAAGCTCTAATACCAGAGATCATTGGAGACAGAGTTCAAGTAACAATTATAATTAGGATAAATGATGAGACAATTAGTAATTAAACCTGGTTCCATAATGCTATGGAAGAGTTATGGTAAATTAAAAAGATGGTGGTATAAACTTATTGGTAAGAATTTACCATATAATAATGGAATCTTAATTCGTGATACACAGACTATTTTATATGGTATTAGTGGAGAACCCTTTAGTAAGGAATCAGAAGAAGAAGTAGTAATATTAGAACCTAGAAAACAATACTCTAAAGCTGAAATAGCTTTTTTAAATTCTATATTTTATACCTCATCTGATAATGTAACATCGGAATTAGATAAGATATGTATTATAGTTAATAGTGTTAGACCTGAGACATTTGACATGTCTTCTATTACTCTGGATAATATAATTAATAATAAGTACTATAAAGTAACTTATGGTCCAGCAAAATAAAACAAGTATCTATACAGAGTTATCACATAAATATAATATACCTTATCAAGTAGTAGAAGTAATTTGCAATCATCCTTTCAAATTTGCTCAAAATACAATTTCAGATGAGAAAGATATTAAGCCAATTATGTTTAGTTATTTGTTTAAGATTAAATTAAAAAAGAAATATGTTTGCAAAGAAAGAACCAAAAAATCCAATAGTAACGTATCCTAAACAAGGTTTAGCAGAGAATAGATATACAGCAGATGGAAAGATATGGGCAGCTTCAAACTTAGTTTCTTGGGTGAAAGAAAAGAACTATCCTGTATTTAAATTACCATTAGCTGGAGTAAACCTAGATCATTTACCTTGGGAGATAAATAACTTAGATGATATAATTTGGCATAGTAAAAGGATACAAGACACGGATTTGAGTCACCCAATACTAATTGATCATTTAGGTAGAATATGTGATGGTTATCATAGAATTGTTAAAGCAATAATTGAAAATAAAACCGAAATAGATGCAATACGAATCGAAGAAATGCCAAGACCAGACGGGTATGAAGAATGATAAACTAGACGATAAGACTAGATGGGAATTAATACCGTTAGATTGTCTTGAGGACATTGCAAGAGTGTATACAGAAGGTGCCAAGAAGTATGGTGACAATAATTGGCAGAATCTAGAGAGTGGTTATGAAAGATATAAAGGTGCATTATTAAGACACTTATACGCTGCTGAAAGTGAAACTTTTGATGAAGAAACAGGATGTAGACATCTAGCACAAGTAGCATGGAATGCTATTGCTTTACTTTGGATAAGTAAACACTTACAACCACAAGAAGAAACAGATGCAGAAGTTGCACGCAAACAAAAATTAATAGATGATTTTTGGGAAGTAATAGATAGCTATGAGGAAGTTATTAAAGCTGATTGTGATGCACGTGCAAGTAAAACTGTAAAGTATATGTTTACTGATAGACAAATTAACAAGGCTATCAAAAAATGTCCTCTTAAGAATATCAAAATATATTATAGAGAAATATTTAATTATGATGGTAAAGAAGAGGAAGCTAAGGAAAGAGATGGTAGATTTGTTTACACAGTAGAAGGATGGTATAATGGGGGTCCAGTATTAAGATCTAACTTACTTAGATGGGAATTAATACGTTTCCTTAAGAATGCTGAAGAAGATATTAGATATGAGAGAGCATGTTCCTCATCAAAAAGAAATAACAATGGAAGAGAAACTGGACAAGATACTACTGAATCAACAAGTGATACTACTGTATCTGAGACAGATACTACAGGACACGAATCGTAGTCAATTTGCAGAAGATTATGCTGCAAACTTAGCAGCACAAGCAACAGAAATAATATTAGGACACAATATAGTAAGAAAATAATATGGAATTAAAATTTAAGAAATTACAAGAAGACGCAGTATTACCTAGTTATGCTAACCCTAATGATGCTGGTTTAGATTTAACAGCAATTTCCTTTACTCAGGAATTTGATAAGAGTGGTAAGTTAGTATTAGTATATCATACAGGTTTATCCGTAGAGATTCCTGAAGGTCATGTAGGTTTGATCTTTATGAGATCATCAGTTTCTCAGAAGTCTATGTCAATGTGTAATGCTGTAGCTGTTATAGATTGTGATTATAAAGGTGAGATTCTTCTCAAGTTTAAGATTACTACAGATGCTCTTCCTACAATTTATCAACCTGGTGAAAAGATTGCTCAGTTAGTAGTAATGCCTTATCCGAAGATGGAGCCGATAATTGTAGAGGAATTAGCAGGTGAAGACCGTGGTGGTGGATTTGGTTCAACTGATAAAAAAGAAGAAAATGAGAATGCAGAACAGGGACGAGAAAGCGGAGCAACTGAGGGAGATAATCAATCAGTACAGTAAAAACCCAGAGTATGTTAATGCATTTTATACTAAGCAAGAAGCAGTAGATGCATTAAACAGACATTATAGAAATAGATACATTAAAATAAATTTAGATTAATATGAATACATATATTTATGCTGGTAACAGTTCACTTTTGACAATAAAAGACAATGACCTTAATAGTGTTAGTTCTATTCGTAATCATTATTTAAATATCGACTGGGCTTGGGTAATTGAAGAAGATGGTGTCCTTAAATTTAATGGTAAGGAGTATGATGTAAAGGCTGGGGATATTGTTCTTGTTCTGTATGCTTCTTATAAGAGAAGTGATGATGATAGAGAGATTGCTATCATAAAGAGTGAAGAATTATATAACAACTTTAAGCGAAATCTCGAATACGAGAAAAACAGACACAATGAATGTTGTGATGAATGTTCTCCTAGCACTTGTTAATTAATACTAATGAAACTATTTGACATACTTGGTGGTAAAGTAATTATTCACAATGATGCTTTAGGTATCCCATGCTTTAAAAAGTTGTGGGATGCTGATAAAGCAGATAAAGAAACAGCCACTAAACAAATAAGTTATATCGTACTTAAGAATAAATATGATAGTCCATATGTCCAAAGTATGAGTCCTGAAGAGATAGGACCTAGACTTAGGAAAGAACTATTTGGAGATGCTAATTATAAATTACCTGTAGAGGTATTAGAAGCAGAACAAGCATACATTAACTTTAATGAAACCCTAATATTAGGACTACTTAAGAATGCAAGACTTAAGTTAGATAGTGTATCTAGATATTATGCAGAATCTTTACAAGATGAACTAGATGATAAGAAAGTCCAATTAATATTAGCAGGTATGGAAAAACTCGGTAATACTATTAAATCTCTTGATGCATTAGAGACTGCTGTAAGATCTGAAGAGATGGCAAGTAGTAGAGTTAGAGGTGGAGTAGAAGTTAACCCATATGAGCTATCAAATAGACAAGCTGTACGATAAGTAATACAATTTGAAACAAAATAAAACTAACTGCCGTTACAGGCAGTGTTAAAAATTAAGAACTATGACTAAGGAAAAGAAAACTACTAGCACAAAGAAAACAAGTAAGGCTAAACTAGTTAAAGTTGAAGAGAAACCGTTCGATTTGATTATTGATTTTGGCCCAGCTCATGAGAATGAGGCTAGAAAAGAAATCGAATTGGCTGAAGAAATTGCATATAGAGAAAAGAAAGAAGCTTATTCAAAATCTATGGATCTTAAACCAACTAAAGCACCTTGGTATAAGAGACTAGGTTTAAAGATCAAACAGTGGTTTAATCGATAACAATTATGATTGATTTCAATAAGAAAATCAAAAATAGCAATAAGTTTAGGAAGCCCGCCCTTACATTTGTAGAGACGGGCTCTTATTGTGCTTACCCTAAAGGCACAACTGAATACTATAGCTTTTGGGATCAAGAAGTAGAAAAATGTATATATGGTTATACTGCAGAAGATGGTGACTTTATAACAGGTTATCATTATTTTTATTTAAATTATTGTCCCATAGTAAGACAAGTATATAGGGAGGTAACTAATAGGAAAACTGGTTTAAAAGAATGGAAATCTGTTAGTGAACGTACATTCCCAGATTTCTATGATTATGATTACTATTACTTTCAAGCAATAGAGGAAGCACAAGAACAAGGTAAACACTTATGTGTAGCAAAAGCTAGACGTAAGGGTTATTCATATAAAGGTGGTGCTATGCTTTGTCGTAATTTCTTCCTTATACCAGAATCAAAATCATATGTATATGCATCAAATAAACAATATCTTACAGATGATGGTATCCTTACTAAGGCTTGGGATTACATGGATTTTATTGATGAATATACAGCATGGGGTAAAAAACGTCAAGCAGTAAATACATCTATGAGACGTAGAGCATCTATGTGGGTTACTGATGATTATGGTAATAAAACCGAAGCAGGTTATAAATCTGAAATCATTGGTGTATCTCTAAAAGATAACCCAGATGCGGTACGTGGTAAAAGAGGTGTACTCATACTCTGGGAAGAAGCAGGTACATTTGCTGAACTAAAAGCTGCATGGCAGATTGCAAGACCATCCGTAGAACATGATGGTGTGGCATTTGGACTTATGATCATGTTTGGTACTGGTGGTGACCAAGGTGATGCAGTAGCTCCATTACGTGAAGCTTTTTATGATCCTGAATCTTATAACTGCTTAGGTTTCCCTAATATATGGGATGATTGTGCAATAGGTGGGAAATACTGTGGATTCTTTATTCCACAACATACTAATCTAGATTCAAGAGATGAAAATGGAAATCGTATGTTTATGGATAATGACGGTAATACTAATCATGAAGCATCAAGGAAATATATATTATCATTACGAGAGCAAGAGCTTAAGAATGCAAAAACAATGCAAGCTATTGATAGATATGTAGCTGAGCATGCTGAAACCCCTGCAGAAGCATTTACAGAGTTAACAGGTAATATATTTCCTAAAAGGGAATTACAAAAACAATTAGCTCGTATTAGAACCAATAAGAAATTACAAAATCATAAACAAATAGGTGATCTTACTTGGGATGGCGGTACTGTAAAATGGAGTATTAAGAAGACAGGTGATATTACACAATTCCCATTACCAAAAGAAGCAAATCCTGAAGGATCTATAGTAATATGGGAACACCCATGTCCTGAAACACCTATAGGTTTATACATAGCAGGTTGTGACCCTTATGACCATGACCAATCTGGTACTAACTCACTAGGATCAGTATTCATATATAAACGTATACAGAATTTTGAATCATACAGTGATATTATAGTTGCTGAGTATACTGGTAGACCAAAAACATCAGAAGAGTTTTATGAAAATGTAAGAAAGCTACTAGTATACTATAATGCAAGATTAATGTGTGAAAACCAAAATACAGGTTTATTTGTTTATTTTAACAATAAACATTGTGACTACTTATTAGCAGATCAACCAGATATTATTAAAGACATTGTAAGAGACTCCAAAGTAAATAGAAGGAAAGGCTGTCATATGAACAAGGAAATTAAACTTTGGGGAGAAGGTAAAATTAAAGAATGGCTAGAAGAAGAAGTAGAATCTAGTCATATGAGACTTGAGTCTATATTATCAGAACCATTACTTGAGGAATTAATACAATACAATGATAAAGGTAACTTTGACCGTGTAATGGCATTGATGCAAGTAATGATATATAGGGAACAATTATATACAGCTCAAGTAAAACAAAAACAAGAAATAGAGAAGAAGCAAAGATTGTTTGATACACCAATATTCACAGATAAATGGTTTGAACAAGATACTTCTGATTCTACAAATAAATTATTTGATTCAAATATATTAACATTTTCATTTTAAAATATGGAACGCACAGTAAATAGCTTTCCTATACAAAAAATACCTTTTAGCCAAAAGAGTGAAGAATGGAAAAAAACATGTGTAGACTATATCATAGGGCAATCTCAATTAAGTAATGGTAGTTCAATACCTACTGATGAAGAGATGCAAACATACTATGATTTATATAATAGTGTATACAGTGAAAAGGATTTAAAATATGTTACAAATCCTTTTAATCAAGATGATGGATTTCCAGCAGTAGCTCAAGACTATAACATTATTAGACCTAAAATCGATTTATTAATTGGTGAAGAAACTAAAAGACCATTTAATTTCAAAGTATGTAGGACTAGTGATGCAGCTGCAAGTGAGATGCAGGAAAAAGCTAAACAAATGTTACTTGACTATGTTCAAGCATCTATTATGGCTAAGATGGGTCCTGAAGAACAGGCTAGGTATGAGGAAGCATTATCTTCTGGTGAAATACAAACCCCAGAGCAAATACAGGAATACCTTACTAAGGAATATAAAGACGTGGCAGAAGTTACTGCTTATCATACACTAAACTATCTAAAACACTCCTTAAATATTGATCATGAGTTTGTAAAAACTTGGAAGGATGGTTTAATTGCTGGTGAAGAAGTAATATATGTAGGTATCAGGAATGGGGAACCTTGTTTAAATAGAGTCAACCCAAAGAACTTTTGGTTTGATGATGCTGAAGGAATTGAGTTTATTCATGAAGCCTCAATGTGTTGCTACAAAATGCTTATGCCATATACTCAAGTATATGACGAGTTTTATGATAAACTTGATGAAAAACAACTTAACCAACTACTAGAGAAATTTGGTCAGTATGGCAAAGGAGCTAAGAATTGGTTAGGTGATAAGAATATGGTAGATGATTGGAATCACATTGATACAAAAATCTACAGTAAGTATCCTGACCATAATCCTTATGGAGACGCAGAGGATGTAGTAGTGTATCATGTATGTTGGAAATCTTTTAAAAAGATTGGTTTTGTTACTGTAATAAATCCTGAAACTGGAGAAGAGGAAGAGTTTGTAGTAGATGAATATTACAAGACTACTGGTAATGAAGTAAATGTTGAATGGGATTGGATCATTGAAGTATGGGAAGGATATAACGCTGATGATCTTTACTTTGGAATTCAGCCTATTGAATACCAATATATTACAAGTAAGAATCTTAATTCTCAACGATTACCATATACAGGAATTGTTTATAGTAATACTAATAGTGCTCCTAAGTCTTTAGTTAGTATTATGAAGCCTCTACAATATTTGTACATTACGACATTCTATAGAATGGAGTTAGCAATGGCTAGGGATAAAGGTAAAGTTCCTGTAATGGATGTTACACAGATACCAAAAGGTTTAGGTATTGATACTGCTAAATGGATGCATTACTTAAGTGCACTAGGGGTAGCATTCATTAATCCATATGATGAAGGTTGGGATATTCCAGGTAGGGAAGGAGGTAGACCATCTAACTTTAATGGATTTACTACTTGGGATCTTACTATGGGTAATGTTATCGCTCAATATATTCAATTACTAGATAAGATTGAATCGATGGCTTCAGAGTTATCTGGAGTAACACCACAAAGACAAGGAGCTATATCTAGTACTGAATTAGTAGGTAACGTGGAACGTTCGGTTATTCAATCTGCACATATTACAGAACCATTATTCTGGATGCATAATCAGGTTAAAAGACAAGCATTACTTATGTTATTGAATACTGCTAAAGCTGCATGGAAGGATAGTGATAAACAGTATTTAAATTATATATTTGATGATACTACTAGAGCATTCATAACATTAGCTGATAATTTCCCTTATGAAGATTTCGATATCTTTGTAACGGATAGCACTAAAGAAGTACAAGCTATTGAACAACTTAGAGCATTAATTCAACCTGCTATGCAGAATGGTGCAAGTTTAGTAGATGCTGCTGAAATGTATACTATGGATAATCTATCATTAATCAAGAGTAAACTACAAGAACTTGAACAACAAAGATTATCACAACAGCAAGCAATGCAACAGCAAGAAGCTGAACAGCAACAGCAATTAATACAGATGCAGAATCAAGTTAAAGAACAAGAGCTTATGCTTAAAGAAGCTGAACTTGATCTTGAAAAATATAAGATTGATCAAGATAATGCTACTAAGATTACTGTAGCTCAATTGAATGCATATAGAGGATCTGAGAATATGGATCAAGATATGAATGGTATACCTGATCCTATCGAGATTGGTAATCAAGAAATAGCTAGACAAAAAGCTGTATCTGATGCTGTAAGTAAACAGATGGATCTAGCTAATAAAGCTAGAGCTGAAGAGAATAAGAAAGAGTTAGAAAAACGTAAGATTGAACAAGCTGAAAAAGCTGAGAAACTTAAAGCTACAATTGAACGAGAAAGACTAGCTCTTGAAAAGAAAAAGCTTGATGAAGCTAAGAAGTTGCAAGCTCAGAAAGATAAAGCTGCAATGGATAGAGAGAAACTTAAGGCTAAAACTGCTCTTAAGAATAAAGTGGTAGGTGAGAGTAAAACTAAAAAATAGGAGATAACAATTATGGCATGTAAAGGAGGCTCTAAAAAGGGCGGAAAGGGTAAACCAGGTAAGACAGGTAAGTAAATATTACTAGTATGAAATGGAAAGATCTATCTCTTAAAGAGAGAAAACAGATATATGATAGTGTCAGGGTGAATAACCCTGATGCTACATATTTTGATATTAAAGAGCAATTTGATTCTATTCCTACATATGAAGACGGTAAAGGTAAGACTATAAATAAAGCAGATCTACCACCTGAATATAGAACCGGTACTCCCGAATACTTTGAAAGACAAAGGAAAATATCAGGTGCAATTAATGCAGTTCAACCAGAAGCTTATATTACTCCAGCTGGTTATATTAAAGATGCAGTTAACTTCATTGAAGATTTAGGTAAAGGAGATTATACTGGAGCTGCTATTGACGCTGCATTAAATCTAATACCTTGGGGAGTTGGTAAAACTATAAAGAAGATAAAAAAGAAAGTAGGAAGAGCAATTGAAGGAACGGATGTATATACTGCAGAGTCCTATGCTGAGCCTTTTACTCCTACAGTCACTAAGAAGAAGGGTAAGAAGGTTAAAACTGAAGCTGATTATGACCAAGAGTTTGCCGAAGTAAAGAGAAAACATAATAACATGCAAGAATATGAAAAAGAACTTAGTAAAATTACTAATGACTTATTTGTATTTAATGATGGTAGTATAGAAACTCTTGAAAAGGTTGATAAAGCTTACGGAACAAATTATAAGAAGGCTGCATCTGCCATTGCTTTTCAGGATATGGCTAATAGAGGTAAATACGTTAAGCATCAACAAATGTACGATAGTGCTGGGAATCCTATATATGGTAGGACTACTGGTAAAGTAGATCAACCTACTATAGAGGATATGACAATTAGTCTTAATCCAGATTATTATCTGGAAGGGACAGCAAATCATGAAATTAGTCACTTAGCAGATGCCTTAGTTAATAAAGCGCATAGTGCAGATGCTACAAATAACTATATGGAATATCTACTAGATAGAGATAACATAATGAGTTATAATGAGATAAGACAGAGCTTGATGGATGTTAACCCTAACACGTATAGATACTTAACTACACCTAGTGAAAATAAGGCTCACATGATTCAACTTAAAAGGGGCATGCAAAAAGAAGGTCTTATTAACAACTGGACAGATCCTATTACTCAGGATAAGATCGAGGAGTATTTATCTTATCGTAGCAAATATGCAAATAGGGTTAATCCAGTATTACGAACTCTATATGATATTAGACCAGATAAGCAAGGTTTTATAAATAGAATGAATAATCTTACTCCAATCGAATGGGCTGTTCCATTAGGATTACCTGTATTCTTTGGAGAAGAACAAGAAAACAAATAATCAATATGAAAGAGTTAGAAGGAGTATACCCACTATATCCTGTACCAAGTTATAAGAAAGGTGGAATACATATCAAGAAAAGCAAGAGAGGTACATTTAAAGCTGCAGCTAAAAAGGCTGGTATGGGTGTACAAGAATATGCAAATAAAGTATTAAAGAAAGGCAGTAAAGCAAGTCCAGCTATGAAGAAGAAAGCTAACTTTGCTAGGAATGCCGCTAAGTGGAAACATTAATAAATCTAATTAAATATAATTATGGATAACAATAGTATTACACTATTAGGTTGGGAAGCAGTAGCAGATGCGTTGTCATCTGAACCATTAAATAATCCTCTAGTAACAGGTACGTTTAGTACGGGTAATGATGATCTATCTGATGATGAAATCAAACGTTTACAAAGAACTAATAGAGGTCCTTCAGTAAAGGAAATATTTGGAGTGGATACTTCCAAAGAGGAAAAAGATACTGAGGTTGAAGAGACTGAAGAAACTGAAGAGGAAACAGAAATAGAGGAAGAGGAAGTAGAAGTTGAAGAACCTAAAAAGAAATCTAAACAGACTAAAGAAGTAGAAAAAGTTGAGGAAACATCTACTGAAGAGGAAGAGTTAGATAATGAAGGTATTCAAGTTAGTGCTTTTTTTGATGCTATTACTGAGGAATTAGGGTTAGACTTTGAAGAAGATGAAGAATCACAGAAACCTAAAACAGTAGAGGAATTATGTGAATACTTCAAGGATTTGATTGAAGAAAATTCAACTCCAGAGTATTCAAGTGAAGAGGTTGCTAAGATTGATGAATTCGTTCGTAATGGTGGTAAACTAGAAGATTATTTCCAAGTTAGTGCTGCTATTGATTTTGATAACTTTGACACTTCCATTGAGAGTAATCAAAAGCAAATCATTCGTGAATTGTTGTTAGAAAAAGGGTTTAGTGAGAAAAGAATCCAGAGTAAACTAGAAAAGTATGAAGATGCTGGTATTCTAGAAGATGAAGCAGAGGAAGCTCTTGAACTAATGAAGGAGATTACTGAAAAGAAGAAGGAACAGCTATTGATTGATCAGGAAAAGCAAAATGAGGCAAGAATCGAGCGCCAACAAAAATTTGTTGACGACGTTGTCACCAACATTAAATCGCTGAAAGATATCAGAGGTATCGCTATTCCTGAAAAGGATAAAAAAGCTTTATTGAATTATATCTTTAAAGCGGACTCAGATGGTCTTACTCAATATCAGAAAGACTATTCTAAGAGTGTAAAAAATTTAATTGAGTCTGCCTATTTTACTATGAAGGGAGACACTTTGCTAGATACTGCAAAAAAAATTGGAACTAGCTCTGCTATAAAGACCTTGAAACAAAGTTTAAAGACAACAGGTGCTACGAAAGGCACTAAAAGAATTCACACTAGTTCATCAAACTCTATATGGAGTATCGCAGCACGAAGTTTAAACAATAATTAAAGATTATAAATTAATTTATGGATAACGGAATTCTGAATAATTTACAGATCGGTAAAAGTAGATGGTTTTCAGATCTTATTGACGAGAATAAGATTTCAGAAGCAATGTTGTCAAGACCGTATGAAGTAGAACGTATTGTTTCTTACGTATTTGCCGCAAAAGACGGTGCTTATGGTACTTCCATTGATGCTATCACAGGTGGTCTTGGTAACGTAATGACTATTGATCAAAGTACATATGAATGGTATGTAGAAATTGATACCGATAGAGCTGTAACAATTCGCTCTGCAAAATGGCAGGGTACTGAAATTACTGCTGCTAATGCTGACACAATCATGGCTGGTATTGGCAACACACCTATCCAAGTATGGGTAGAAGATAAATGGTTTGGTCCGGGTGCTATTGTAGTACTTGATGACAAAGAATATCAATTACGTATTCAAGGTGCTCCTGTACAGGACGGTAACTTGTGGTGCTATACTATGTTCATCGCTGATGGTCAGTCTAGTTCATATGTTCCGGGTAAGTATTTGTTAGCTGGTCGTGAAATGTCACGTCTTGGTTCTGCTTATGAGGAGTACAGTGAAGAGGCAGATATCCTGAACTACAATACTCAATTCAAGATGCGTAACTACTTATTCACGACTCGTTTGAGTTATGATATTACAGGTACGGCTTATGCAACTGTATTGTGGATTGCATTGAAGGATCCTAAAACAGGTAAGAAATCTTATTTGTGGTCTGACTATCAAGAATGGGTGGCAATGCGTGAATGGAGAAAACGTTGTGAGATGATGATGGTTTACTCTAAGTCAAATCGTAACGCTGATGGTACTTTCTCTTTGAAGGGTACTAATGGTCGTCCTGTTTACTTGCCAGCTGGTTTGCTTGAGCAGATTGCACCGTCTAATAGACGTTATTACACTGAGTTGACAACAGAGTTGCTTGAGGACTTCTTGTTTGATCTGTCTTACAATATTCTTGGTACTAATGAGCGTAAGTTCGTAGCCTTAACTGGTGAGATGGGTATTCGCGAGTTTGACCGTGTATTGAAACAAAAAGCAGCTACGATGAATGTAATCGATACTAAGTTCATTAGTGGTAGTGGTCAAGAGTTGACTTTAGGTGGTCAGTTTGTAACGTACAAGATGAATAATGGTATTGAGTTGACGTTGAAACACTTCCCGTTGTATGACAACACTACGTTCAATCGTTTGTTACACCCGCTTTCTGGTAAGCCGCTTGAGTCTTATCGTTTTACATTCTTGGATGTAAGTCGTAGAGATGGCGAAGCAAACATTGTTAAGGTAGTACGTAAGGGTCGTGAGTTCATGCAGTGGTATACTGGTGGTTCTATTTCTCCTGCAGGTCCTGCAAAATCTATTAACACTTTGCGTTCTAATGCAAAGGACGGTTACTCTGTTCACTTCTTAGGTGAGATGGGTATTATGTTGAGAGATCCGCGTGGCTGTGGTGAGTTGATCATGGACGCTGAGGGTTAATCCACGTATTTAAACAAGTACGCCAATATTATACAAAATAACTTATAGGGGCGTAATAGCCCCTATATTTTTTTATTAACAGGTTTAAAATCTATATTTAATTAAGAATATATGGAAGCAACGTTAAGATTTATTAGAACTAACCCTTGGGTTGGTATTTCAAAGTTCAAAAATTGTGGTGATTATATTGGTCCGTATTGGACTAGATCAGGAAATAGATATACTGGTTTGACAGAAGAAGATGCTCGTAGACTTGAAAAAGCTATTGGTTATCCAGAAGGTCATTTAGCACCATATAGTCCATTCTGGGCTACTTATTCAGTTAAGTTAGGTAATAAGGATCTGTATATACATACAGAGAAACCAGAGGATGAATTAAAGTACTTATTCTTAAAAAATCATAAAAGAGTAGCATTTGGCACTAGTAATATTACACCAAGTACTGACTACTTGCTAAGTAATTCTCAAGCAGAAGCAGAAGAGAATAATAAGAAATTTAAAGTTAAACGTGAGGCTTATTCAGCGTTTACTAAGATGTCTCTTGAAGAAATGCGTAAATGTCTTAGACTTTATGGTATTAAGTCAGATTCAATTAGTAATGAGTTAGTTGAAAGTAAGCTGAACGAACTTATTGAAAATGATCCGCAGAGATATTTACTACTGTGGGTAAATAATAAGAATAAAGAAACTCAATACTTGATCGAAGCAGCTATTAGTAAAAATATTATTCGTAAGAATAAGAATATGTATTACTATGGTACTGATGTAATCGGTCGAAGTATGGATGAAGCTGTACTAATGCTTGATGATAAAAAGAATCAAGATATAAGACTAGCTATCATGCAAGAAATAGAATCTAAGTAATATGACAGTATTAGAAGCACATATAGCATTTAAGATTGAAGCAGATAAAAATGCCGTTAATATTGGTATATCTGGCTGTCCATCTTTCTTACCTGAGGAAATTGATTATTGGTTATACACAGCATATCTAAGTAAGATAGCTACTAAAGTTACTGGTAATAATACTCTTAGAATACCATTTGAAGGTAATATAAAAAGAGTAGCAGACTTAGAAGGTTTAGTAAAAACTGATAAAGGATTATCTTTACTAAGTGAACCTATAAGTAATAGACTCACTATGAATAATTTCAAATCTAGTATCACTTATGGTGATGATACTCAAGATAAGCGTATGTACTTCTTAGAAGGAATTTTACATTTTGGTAATAATAAAATAGCTACAGTAAAACTTATTGGCCACGAACAAGCTACTAGATTCTTAGAAACTTATAATAATAAACCTTGGATTGAAGAACCTGTAGCAATACTGGAGGATAATAAGTTAATAGTATTTATAGATAGGGATCTTATGGTAGGTCCCTATACTATAGATATTACTTATTTAGCATACCCAAGAAAGATTAATAATCAAGATATTACGTCTACTCTAGATGAAATTCCAGAGTATATGCAATATGAAGTAGTTAAATTAGCTGCTGACATGGCAATTGAGAATATTGAATCTCCAAGAACTCAAACACATCCACAGTACGTAGCACAATTATCAGAGTAATATGAGTAGTAAGGAAATGCAGATGGAATTCGAAAGACGAATTCAACTTATTAGCCCAGATCTTATTATAGATGAGAAACCTAACTCTGATCTTATATTTTCAATACTAAATGAAGCTCAAGATAGGTATGTAATGATGAACTATGTTGGTGATGATCAGATGGAAACTGAGACCAATATACATACTAGAAATACAGATTCTATTAAGAGTTTATTAGTAGAAAAAGAGTTAACTGCAACAGGTACTACTCTTAATGGTTTCACAAGATACAGATTACCATATGTATCTACTGAAGAATATTTCTTATATGTACATTCTTTTAGTAAAGTAAAAGGTACATATAAACAATACAAAGATTTTGTTAGAGTAGACAATCAATTAGTTAAGTATAGGGATCTTGGTAAGTTTATTAAAACTGCATACAATACACCTATTATTAGGCAACCTGCTGTTGCATTAGTATCAGATCCTACTACTAAATATAATTATATAGAAGTAGCAGTAGATGCATATACTACATTAGGTAATGTTACATTGACTTACTACAGGAAACCATTAAGATTTAATACTACTGATGGAGCTAATAAATGTGAACTACCAGAATCAATTCATAGTGAAATTGTAGATTTAGCAGTTAATATGTTTATTACTGAAGGTAAATATAGATTACAAGTAAAACAACCAAATAATCAACAATAATGAGGTACATTGACTTACAAGAAGCATTTGAATTAGAAATAGCTCAGTTAGATAGTAATCTAACGAAACCTACTACTTCAGACATTGAATATTGGTTAACAGCTGGTTTAATTAAGTTTATTAAAACTAGATACTCTGGTATCAATTTTAAGCAAACTGGTTTTGAACAAGATCAAAAGAGAATTGATGATCTTCGTAGTTTAGTTACAAGAAAGTCTTATCAATTCACAACCTATCCAGAAGAGTATACAGTTACTCTACCAGAAGATTATATGACTACTTTAGGTGAAACAGCTGTAATATTTAGTTATGATCATTGTTGGCCTGTTGGCCCAAGTGGTCAACCAAGAACTAAGAACACAGATGTGTTAGAGGCTACTGTAGAAAACATTGATAGACAAAGACAAAATACTTTGTCAGAATATAGATTACATGGTAGATCTGCTAGACCATTAAGACTATATGAAGGTAATACTATTCATTTATATACAGATGGTAATTACCATATAAGAAATTATATTCTCACATACTTGAGAATACCCAATAAGATTAGCCTCACTGATGCTCCGTTTGAGGAGTATAAGGAAATGCCAGCATCAACTCATGATGAGATAGTAAAGTTAGCGGTTGAGTTGTATTTGGAGAATGAGGCTAATCCTAGATATCAATCGTATATTAACGAAGTAAATAGTATGGAGTAATATACGAAAAAGTTTAGTTTAACGAGGAAATGCGAAAGCAAAGTAGAAGAACTAAAATAAGTTAAACTGAGCTCAATGTTTAACTATTAAATTTAAATAAAATGTTACAACACGTAAATAAAGTACTTATCGCTAAGACAGCTCCGGCTTCTTACACTACTGTGGATGCTTTGGTTGATGGTGATATCGCATTGTTCAATGAGAACAAAGTAATTGTTAAATCTGCAACTGAGGCAGAAGCTGCCACTGCACTTTACATTGGTGTTTGTGTTGGTAAAGAAGATGTATACGATCAAGAGGGTACAAAATCTACAAAGTCGGTTATTAACTATAGTATGCCGATTCAGAAAGGTTCTAAACCGTCTATGGTATTCACTGAGTTTGTTGCTAAGGCTGAAGATAAAGTAGTAATTACTGCAACTGATGTTACTCCTGAAGTAGGACATCGTTATGTATTGCGCATTGTTTACAATGACATTCACGAAGCTCCGGGTCAGTTTACTCATACGTATGAGGTAATTGCTAAAACTACTAATGCAACAGATTTGATCACTTCTTTCAAGAATAAGATCAATAGTCACAAACAAGCCAGAGTAGTAGCTACTAGTACTGCTGCAGTATTAACATTGACTGCAAAGGAAATTCCGTACAATCAGGGAATTACTTTAGATGCTGGTTATTGCCAAGTATCTATGGATGTTTTCATGTGGAAGACAATCCCTTCTGGTTTGTTAAGCAATGTAATGTATCCTATTTCTAATTTGACGATTGCTAAGACTCAGGGTACTCCGGGTCGTGGTAATGCTTATATTGTAAGAGATCGTGAGAATTGGAATCTTGGTTACGAAGGTATTCAGTACCGTGCTAATGCTATCTATCCGTATATTGCTCCTGAATTCAGATCAGATTTGAGTGCAGAATACGATACTCTTACTTTAGAGTGGGATAACTTGTATTTGAGCAATGATAATCAGTACATCAAAACTACTCCGCTATCTGCAGAGATTTATGTTAATAAAGATGAAATTTCTGGTTCTGCTTTTGAAACAGCATTGAAAGCATTTGTTGCTAAAGCCTAACTTTTAAACTTATTAACTCACAAGGGGGCTTGGGGTATTCCCCCATGCTCCCTTTTTTATTTTAAAAAAATATGGAAGAATCATTATATTTAGCGGAAGTAAAATTACTTACCAGGTATTGCCATAATTGCCTTGATAATAAAATGAAAGAGCGTATTATGATGTTCTTATTTAAGAAGGAATTATATGACAATGCCACAAAGTTAGGTCTGACAGAGGATGCTGATATGTATTATAAAGAAATGTTAAACCTACTTGGTATGAGAACCTGTAATTGTACAATAAATTGTAATACTTGTAAAAACTGTAGTAATGGATCATGCACAATATGTAAATAAGGTAGGTAAACAGATTAATGATTCTACCAAAATGAATGTTGATATTGATAATACATCTGTTACTAATATAGTACTTATTCCTCATTTAGAAGTTATATATAATCAACTTGAATCTGACTTAAAGAAAAATGATCCAGATTTTCCCTTTACTCAGGAAGATTTGATTAAGATTGGTGGGTACATTAACTGTTTAAAAAAACAAATAAATTTCTATGAAATACAAGACATTGATAATGATTGTATTCTTACAGAAATTGAAGAACATATAATCCAAGAGTAATATGAATAAAAAGATATCACAATTTGAACTAACAACTAAACTGCAAGAGCAAGACCTCATTACCCTTGTACAAGATGGTAGTAATAAGAATATTACTAGTGGAAGCTTTACTACATCACTATCAGGTACATTTGCTACTAATGAGAGAGTAGATGCTGTAGAAGAAGATGTTGAGATACTAGATACTAAAGTAAATGATAATTATAAAGATCTTAGTAATAAGATAGTAGAAGGAGATACTAGTGTAACTACTAATCTTAATAGTGCTATTACTAGTTACTATGATGTATTGAATAATAAGATCATTACTTTAGATACTAAGCATGACACCGATATGTCAGAGATTGGTGGTACTATGCAAGAATGGATAGATGATATTGATAATAGATCTACATTACAACAATTACAGGATGCTCTCAATAGACTTACTGTGGCTGAAAACACTATTACTGCTTTAGCAGAAGTAATCGCTAATGGCGGGGGTAGTAGTGGTAATGTACCAGGTTATCATACACAACCTTCTAGTACTATTACTTCTTTACAAGGATATTATAAAGGAATAAGTGCTGATCCCTTAGTAAGTACTGATACATTAAATCAAGCATTATCTAAACTTGAAAATCAAGTAGAAGCAGTTGCAGATGGATCTGGTTCTTTACCTGTAATCAAAATGGGTGAAAGTACTACACCTACTGATAGCTATATTTATACTGCTGGTAAAGTAAAACAAGACTACGTATTTAAAAGTGGGGATACTGTACCTGGAAGAATAATATATACTACAGGTATACAGGGAGGGCAAACATTCCGTTCTGGTTGGGATGGAGTTGGAGCTAGTTTGTATCCATCAAATTCTAAATGGAATCTAGAATTAGATAACCTATTTGTTAGAGGTAATATGACAGTTAATGAATTAACTGTAAATGAAATAAAAGCAGTAGGTGGAGATATTTTAGTTACATTAGGTGATATGAAATGTATTAAAGTAGAGGAAAAAGATAATGGATACAAATGTTACTTTGATACAGAAGATGGCACCAAGTATAATGAATTTATTGTAAACGACCAAGCAATATGTCAAAAATTTGATGGGCATAATGTAAAAAGATATTGGAGAGCCGTAACAGAAGTAGGTAGTGATTATATATTACTATCTAAGGATGTGTGTGAGCCTGGTAGTAGTATACCTTCTGCGGATGATGAAATATTATTATTAGGTCATAGAGTAGAAGGAGATGCTGAATATGACAAGCAAATGGAAGATAGACGCAATGCTATTTTCATTTCTGCAAAAGGATCAAATGCTCCAAGGATTGCCTTTTACTCAGGAATTAATGATTTTACTTTGGAAGGCAAAGATAAAACAGTAATTGGAAAAGATAGTAAATTTGTTGGTACAATCACAGTAGTATCTAAAGATGGAACTGAAACTGGTATCCCTATTTATAGAGGTATGTGGTCAGTGGATAAACAATATTATTATTATGACTGTGTAACATATAATGGTAGTACTTGGATAGCCACTCAGGATAATATTGGCAAAGAACCGAAAGAAGGAAGCCCTTACTGGACAATTTATATTGCAAAAGGAGAAAATGGGCAAGCTGGTGATGATGTTGCAAAATGGGTAGAAATTGTTGGAAATAGAATGTTTCTATATGATTCCCCAGATTTTTCTGGTACTCCTACCCCAAATAATTTAGGATTAAATGCAAATGTATATGGAATTGTGCAACCATCATATCAGTGGACAAATGTAACGAATAATAGTGAAATTGTTGGCTATGGTAATTCTTTAATAGTTACACCAGAAATGGTAGCTGACAGAACTGCAATTTTTAGATGTACAGTGACCGATAGTGATACTCAAGCGACATATTATGACGAAATACAGGTTGCTAAATTAGCAAATGGTGCTGAAGGTCTGGATGCATATTATATAGATTTAACAAATTATTCTGCATCCGTCCCATTTGATAGTTCTGGTACTATACTAATAGACCCATCTACAATATATACTGATGTATTTGCATATCATGGAATTACTCAGATACCAATTATTTCTATGACTGCCAAGTTTACTGAGGGTTCTGGTACATGTGAAGTTAAAGATAATAGAGTATCTTTGAAAACATTAACTTCTACTAGTGCAAGAATAACTCTTACAATTGAAGTAGACGAAGGTGTAACAGTAACTAAAGATTGGTATATTAACCAAAGTAAGAACGGACTGGATGGGTTTAATGGTGAAGATGCAATTAGAACTTATTTAACTGGTGAACAATTTTTTCATTATGCAGAATATGCAAAAATACCAACACCACAATCAATAACATTAAAAATGGATACTACATTAATGGATGTAGCTTCATATAAATGGTATTGGAAAGTATCTGGTACTTCTGAATGGACTCTATTAGAAGGAGAAACAAAATCTGAATTAGTTGTAGTCTATAATGGAATCTATTTTCAAACTGGTGAAGATGAGATTACGTTTAGATGTGTTGTAACTAGTGTCAGTGGAATGTCCTTTGAAGATATAATTACAATAAATAATGTTCGAGATGGAGAAAGTGCGTACAGAGGAGCGTTAGACAATGAAAGTATGACTGTTCCTGCAAACTACGAAGGTGTTGTTAGCGATTGGTCTCAATCTACTACTTATGCTAATTTAAGAAGGGGTGGTACAAAATTTGCTAATACTGAATATACTTTAACTTCTTCTCAACTAAGTGGGGTAGGTACATTAAGTATAAATCAGGAAAAGAAACAAATTACTGTTAATAGCTCCAGTATTCCAGAGAATTATATTACTGTACAATGGCAAATAAATTTTGTGTACGAAGAACAAGTTGTAGATACAGTGGTATTATCTTTAGTAAAAAATGTTACAGGTAAAAATGGAGATATCGGTAATTCTTCTATACAAATATATTGTAATACCAATAGTACTCCAACACGTCCTACTTTTACAGAAATGATTTCTTCCAGTGGTGGTACATCTGGATCTTTTGCTTGGTTTCCAGATCCTACTAATAGTACTACTACTCTTACTTGGACAAGTACAGGTTATCTTAATCCAAATACAAATAAGATAGATTTATTACCTGATAAATCAGGGTATAGATGGACACAACCTGTAATTTTTTCTCCATTAAATGGAAAGAATGGTTCAAACGGTATAGGTATAAGCAGTGTTACTATGCAATATTACAAATCTACTTCACCAACAGCATTGTCAGGTGGAAGTTGGAGTTCAACTGCACCAAAAGCAGAGAATGGATATTGGATATGGACTAGATTGTATATAGTGTTTGATGATGAAAGCTATTCATATACAAATGCAGTCTGTACTACAGGTGCAACCGGAAGTACTGGAGATTATGGTCCTGGTTTAAGTTATCGTGGTGAATACTCTTCTTCTACTAGTTATTCTTGGACAACAAACTCTCAAGGAAATGTGAGAGATATAGTAAAATACAATGATTCATTTTATGCAGTAAACAGATCTAAAAAAGGTGCTGGTACGTTTAGTGGAAAAACTCCAAGTTCAAATGCAGGTACAGATGGTGGTGACTATTACTGGGTTAAATTTAATTCTTTTGATAATGTAGCTACAGATTTATTATTTGCAGATAAAGCAACTATTGCTGGATGGGATTTTTATAACACTAATATTCAATCTCAATCTGGTACAATGCGATTGGATGGTAGAACAACTGCTGCAGTTACAAGTAAGATTCATTTGGCAATAGGATCTAATGCGGCATCTGCACCTGGATCTGCACCATTTAGAGTAAATACTGATGGTGAGTGTTACACATCAAAATTAAATGCTGTAGGAGGTACTATAGGAGGGTTCACAATCGAAAGCTCACAAATGGTTGGAACTAATACTGATAGTTATGGAAATAAATTTCTATTGTCCCCCAGTATTATAAAATATGGTTCACCAGCAAAAAAATCTACTTATGTTGCATTTGGACCTACTTCTGTTTCAGCTTCTACAGGAATAGTTTGCCCTGCATATATTTTAAATACAATAAATGATAGAGGATACAGTGGTAATGGTTCTGCTATGATTATACAAGTAGGTTCTTCAGCATATACAAGTGCTCCACAAAGATGGATAGACTGTAATCATTATAGAATAAATTCTCAAGATTATGGTTGGGGTTCTGGATTTTTTGTAGAAAGTAGGTATCTAGGAGATTCAGATAATATGGAAAGAACCATACTAAACGTAGGATCTATTCCGACATTTCAAGCACTTGTGAATGCTGGTTTAGTTACATCCGCAACCGGTTCATATGAAATGCGAGTAACTACCAATGGATATGTATATGTTCAATAAAACACCAATACAAAATATAATATGAAACTAAATTTAAAAGAACGGGGCATCATCATTTATACATTACTTTGGAAATATGATTCTTTTAAAAATTTACAATTGAAAGAATCAATAGAAAGTAAAATTAAATTTTCTACAGAAGAAGAAAACAATATAAGGCAATATGACGATGGAACTGGAGCAACAATAACAGAATTTAATTCAAATCTTGATTTAGAAACAGAAACAGAATATCCTCTAACAGAAGAGGAAATAATTTATTTAGCTGGAAAAATAATGTTTATAAATCAAAATAACAGATTGGATGCCAATGGTATGAGTTTGTATACAAAAATTGAAAACGTCTACGCACAAATTTTAGCTGAGCAAGATTGTGTAAGAATAGGACCTTGGGAATATTTACCAAGAGAACAATATGAAAAAACACATAATATAGACAACAATGGTTAAGAATAATGTATATTATGAGTGGTTTGCAAGTATAACCGTACCCAATCCAGATCAGGTTGGGTACTGGGTTGACTTGGGAGCAGATTCAAAAGGTAGAATAATTAAAGTTTACAATCGTGATATAGAAAAATGGGTTGTACTCTTTGATGTAAGTAAAGATGACTATGTACCACCATTTATTGGTTCTAATGGCAACTGGTGGGTAGACAATAGAGATACTGGAGTAAAAGCTACTGCAGAGACTCCATATATAGGTGAGAATGATCATTGGTTTACTTATGATCCTATCAACAAAGTATATGTAGATACAGGTATAGAAGCTCGTGGTCTTAGTGCTTATGATATTGCAGTTAAATTAGGTTTCGAAGGTAGTGAACAAGATTGGATTGATAGTTTAAGCAAAGCATCTGAAGATGCAGCTATTGCTGCACTAGATGCAGCTAATAAAGCAAATGAAGCTGCAGATAAAGCTAACCAAGCTGTAGAAGAAATTGAAGGTATAGTTGATGATGCAATAGCTGCTACTGATAAAGCTGAAGAGATTGCTAGTAATCCACCAAAGATTGTAGATAATGATTGGTGGATCTATAACTATGACACTAAACAATATGTTAATACTGGTATATCTGCTATTGGTGATGCTTTCACTTATAAGAAGGAATATCCTTCAATAGAAGCAATGGAAGCCGATTGGGGTACTGCTGATGTAAAGTTAGGTGAATATGTACTTATTAATACTAATGATGTAGAAGACCCTGATGATGCTAAGGTTTACTTAAAGACTCAAAGTGGTTGGAAGTTTATTGTTGACTTATCTGGTATGCAAGGTATTCAAGGTTGGTCAGCATACGAAGTTGCAGTACAACATGGTTTTGTAGGTACTGAAGCAGAATGGGTTCAATCATTAAAACAACCTGCATTAGATGCAGCAGCAGAAGCATTAGAAGCTAAAGCTCAAGTAGAAGCTACTGAACAAGCTGTTAAACAAGCAGAATCATTACGTGTTACTGCAGAACAAGGTAGAGTTAATGCTGAGAATACCAGAGTAAACAATGAGAATACACGTATCTCCAATGAAGATAGTAGGAAAGCAGAAGAGTCTAAAAGAGTAACTGCTGAGAATGCTCGTATTGCTGCTGAGACCTCTAGAAAAGAAGCAGAGTCTAGTAGGGTTAATGCAGAATCAGATCGTGTGACAGCTGAAGGTGCAAGAGCAGCAGCAGAGCAATTAAGGGCAAATTCTGAAAGTGAACGTAACACTAAAGAAAAAGAACGTATAGCTAATGAAGCAATTAGAGTTGCATCTGAAAGTGAAAGAGTAACTGCTGAAACTTCTAGAAAGGAGGAAGAAGCTAAGCGTGTAGAAGCAGAAACAGCTCGTGATACAGCAGAACAGGAAAGGATATCAAATGAAGCCACTAGACAGGCAAATGAGGCTGTTAGAGAGACTCAAGAGGCTGCAAGGGAAAAGAATACAGCTGACGCTATAACTGCCGTAAATGAGGCTAAAACAGCTGCACAACAAGCTACTACAAATGCTACTACTGCTGCTAATAATGCTAATACTCAAGCAGCGAGAGCTAAGGAATACGCAGACAATCCACCCAAAGTAGGAGAAGATGGGTATTGGTATCTTTGGGATGAAGTTAACGACGTATATGTAAATACAGGTTGGCCATCTTCAGGTATCATCTTGAAAGGTAGACTCAATAGCCCAGATGAGTTAGGTAATATAGTAGATCCTCAGCTCAGTGATTCTTATATTGTTGGTACAGACTTATACTTTTGGAATGGTACAGAATGGGTTAATATGGGTAGATTCCAAGGACCTCAAGGAGAACCCGGTAAAGATGCTGAACTTAGTAAAGCAGCTATTGAAGCTGTATTAGTAGGTGAAGTAACTACTCATACTCATGATACTAGGTACTATACTAAGGGTCAAACTGATGCTAACATAAAGGTAGTAGCAGATGATCTTGCTAACAACTACTATAATAAATCCCAAGTAGATAGTAAATTTACTTCTGTGTACATCTTTAAGGGATCTGTAGATAGTGTAGAAGATTTACCTACTGAAGGTAATGTGATTGGTGATGTATGGAATGTTCGTAAGAACGATACTAACTACGCATGGACAAGTGAAGGTTGGGATGCATTAGGAGGTACTGCTGAATTAGCATCATTGACAGCTAATGGTTTGATGTCCAAGGAAGACTTTGCAAAGTTACAAGGTATTGAAGCAGGTGCACAAGTTAATAAGATTGAGACTATTACTAAAAGAGTAGAACTCAATGTTGTTAATAAGAATGTAACTATTCCAGAGGATGTTGCAATTGGTCCAAATGAACCTACTAATGATGAAATAATCTGGATGGATACTGATGAGGATTATGACTTTACATTTGATGGTTATAGTAAAGTAGATGCTGATGCAAGATTTGTTCATCAAGTACAAGGTAAAGATTTATCTACTAATGACTATAGTAATGCTGATAAAAATAAAGTAGATAATCTTAATAGTTACGTAACTAGTGGTAGTTTTACACAAGATGCAAACAATGCTGCTATTACATTGAATATTAAAGACCCTGTTACAGATAATAATTCTAATCAGGTACTTACTATTAACAAAGCTACTACTACTGCTGCTGGTGTAATGTCTGCTGCTGATAAGACTAAGCTTGATGCTGCATTAACTGCTTCTGATAATATTGCAACTGCTACTAAGTTAGCTACTGCTAGAACTATATGGGGACAAGCATTTGATGGTAGTGCAAACGTTAGAGGTAATATAAGTGACGTGGATGATGTTTACATGAACAATAATAGATCTTTATATATAAAAGATACTAATGGGAAAAATCTTAGTGCACTGTTAATAAATGATCAAAATGGCTTCTATCTGGGTTTTGGTGCTGGCTCTAATGGCTACTTCTCGTGTTTAGACGGAAACATAATTTTATTTAGAACTGCTACTTCTCATACTGAAAGAATGAGGATAACATCTGATGGTAAAGTTGGTATAGGTACAACTGCTCCGGATGCTAATTTACATGTCTCTGGCGATAAATATAATATAAAATTAAACTCTACAACTGGTTCTACAGAAGATTCAACTTTTATATGGGGATCAAGTTCAAATAAAAATACAGCATGGAGAATCGTTGACAATCCTACCAGTGGGTTATGGTTACAGTATGGTGTTTCAGGTGCAGACACCCATAATATGACAATAAGTGGTATGAATGCCACTAATTTAAATGCACTTGAAGTAAAAGCAAAGAATTTAACTGTAAATGGTAGTAAAGTATGGCATGCTGGTAATGATGGTACAGGTAGTGGACTAGAAGCTGATACTTTGGATGGATACCATGCTGGATTTGAAAATTATAATGTAGCATTGTACGCTAATTTCCCAGCGTGGGGCACTTTGATTACAGATGGTTTACTAAGAGAAGATTATGAGACTGCCGGTCATCCTACTGTTGATTACTTACAAGCAATATGTAAGTGGACTATTAGAAATTATAAAAATAAAGCTAGTATAACTATTCAAGGGAGAATAAGTCCTAATAGTCACGGCTGGTGTGTAATATCGTTGTATAGTAATAATGGATTTGATGAAACAACATTATTACCAAAATACTGTAGTGCACAATATAATGCATTAAGTGGAGAATCATATTTATTTGGTACATACAATACAGTTTGGTATTGTCATCAAATTGTAACTAATAATAATCTAGAAGGTACTCTAGCATATTGGTATGAAAATAATGAAAATGCTCCATCTACTACATGTGCAACAGGTGGTAATAGATATGTGATTGAATCATTAAGAAGTAAGTTTAAGAGATGTATTGCTAAACCATATGGAGATGATGCTGCATTAATTAGTTATTGTAATGAAGAAAATAGCGCTAATTGGCCCGATGGTTCTGCTATTGATATTGACCTTTCTAGAAAAGAAAATAGAATGGTGTATTTCCCAAAATACTATCATAAAACTGTTGAAAGATCACCTGGCATTTGGAGAACTTATATTTCTGAACAACAAATTGATAGTGATTATATCGAAGAACCTGAAATGTTGTTAAGTACTTTTGAGGCTTATACTAATACTGATGGAACTTTAATGTCTGTATGGGGTGTAGCGTCTACTGCTTCACAAACAATGGCTACATTTGTATCTCAAGCTAAGTCAAATGGTCCTTTATGGAGTATTGGAGATTATAGATCTCATGCTACTATAGCTAGAATGTTTTGTGCTTACTATAAGACCACTAACATCAGTACTTCTAATTCAGCAATACCTTGTTCTGGTGGAACCAAAAGATATAATTATGGAATTACTGGAGCAACTATTACATTGGGTAATAGAGATGGTAAAAAGGCTACTACAAATGATACATCATACTATTCAACTAACTTCTTAGGACTTGAAGACTGCTACTACAGTAAGTGGGAGTTTGTACAAGGAATAAACATTTTAAAAGGTAAATACGTTGTATATGACGGAGGTTCATTCCCAGATAAGGATGTAGCAGAGCTTGAAGCAGCAGGTGCTACTAATATCAGAGTTGTAGGATATGAACCTAATCCAGCTGCAACTGATGGATATAATGGATGGACTAAAGCCGTAGCTCAAGGTAAATATGGTGATGTAGTTCCTACAGCACATGGTGGATCTGAAACTACTTACTATTCTGACTATAGTTGGTTTAATCCAACAGGAAATAGAATCTTTCTACGGTCGGGTGGTTCGGATGATGGTTCTCGATGCGGGGTCTGCGTGGCTCGTGCTAATTTTGCGTCCTCGGGTTCGTGGGCGACTCTCGGTGCAAGATTAGCCTTTTACGGTAAGATCGTTGTAGTTGATTCAGATACATTTAAGAAAATGCAGGCATAGTCCTGAGTAATATAGATAATTAAATATTAATAACAAGGGCGGGATCTAAAAGAATTACTATGAGATGACTTTATAGTAAGACTGCTGTCACATTATTTCATACTTGAAAAAACAGTCAGGTAATTCAGATAATGGTTCTCAATGCAGAGTCTTCATAGCTAATGCTAATAATGCATCCTCGAATTCATAGACGAATATCAGTGAAATTTTGGAACTAACAGATACTTTCAGATAATTACAAAAATGTTTGTTGAACTTAGATCAGCCTTACCTCTAGGTAAAAGATAACAGGTGCTTTGAAGAGACCCTAGTAGTATTGTGCGAACGGGTCTTACCACCAAAATAGCTTATGAAAAGAATAGGCAATTTATTTAACAGGATAATATCATATGAAAATCTGGTCCGGGCTGAAAAGAAGGCTAGGCTAGGTAAAACTAAAAGATACGGCGTTAAGAAATTTGACAGGAATCCATATGAAAATCTGGTCCGGTTACAAAAGGCATTAATTGAAGATACTTATCGTACTTCGGAATACTGCGTATATACAATCATCGCCGATCGTGGTAACAAAGAAAGAGAAATATATAGGCTACCGTATTATCCAGACAGAATAGTCCATCATGCTATAATGAATGTTATAGAACCTTACCTTGTTAATAGATTTACTGCAGATACCTTCAACTGTTTAAAAGGAAGAGGTATTCATTATGGAGTAAAGAGATTGAAAAGAGATTTAAAAGCTGATAAAGAAGGCACAAAATATTGTTTAAAATTAGATATTAAAAAGTTCTTTCCTTCTGTAGATCAAGATGTGTTATACTCACAATTTGAAAAGGTATTTAAGGATAAGAAACTATTAAGATTATTATATCATGTAGTTTATTCTACACCAAAAGGTTTACCAATTGGAAATTACATATCTCAATTTGCAGCAAATTTGAATTTGACTTGGTTCGATAGGTGGATTAAACAAGTATTAAAAATAAAATATTATTACAGGTATTGTGATGATATTGTTATATTACACCCAGATAAAGATTACTTAAGATATTGCTTACAAAAGATTGAAGAATATCTAGCTGGTAACTTGAAACTAAAAGTAAAACGTAATTGGCAGATATTTCCTGTAGAAGCAAGAGGTATAGATTTTATTGGTTATGTATTTTACCATGATCATACTTTACTCAGGAAAGATATCAAAAAGAAGTTTATTTATAAATTAGGTTATAAAAGTAAGAATAAGAGGTTAACATCACTAGCAGCTTATTGGGGATGGTGTAAATATGGAAACTGTCATAATTTATGGTATCGCTTTACGAGATCTTATAATTTTAAAGATTATAGACAAAAATTATTAAGTAATTATGGAATTAAAGAAAGTACAAGGTGATCATATACCTGAAGTAATAGAATACCTAGGAATGAATGAATGGGCAGTTAGATGGGATATTGAAGAAATTAATTCTGAAGATATACATGGTTATGCTTACTATGAATTAAAGTTTAATGAAGAACCAACTTATGAATCTTTCGTAAGTAAAGTTATTAGAACTAAATATAGTGCAGATGAAGAAGCAGCATTAAAATCTAATATGGTTGAACAATTCATGAATGGAGAAATAATGCGTAGTCGTTTTGAAGAATGGCAAGCATTTCAAAATTGTAGAGACAATGCCAAATCTGTTGGTAGACAAATATTTAATATCTAATTATGGTAATTAAAGTAAAAAATAATGGGGAATGGGTTAAGATACCATACCTGAGCTCGGATAACAATCCAATAATTCCAGAAGCTCCATTAGACGGTAAACAATATGCTAGACAAAGTGGTGAGTGGACAGTAGTCAACATACCAGAAGTAGATTTTACTGAAATAAATAAAAAAATATCTCAAAACACTGCTGCTATTGCTGCTAATACTACAGCTATCCAAAGTAAAGTAGATAAGGTAGATGGATTTGGACTTAGTTCTAACGACTACACCTCTCAGGAGAAAACTAAGTTAGCAGGTTTAAGCAATTACACGTTGCCTACAGCTTCAGACACAGTTAAAGGTGGTATTAAAGTTGGTACAGGTTTAACCATGAATGGGGAAGTACTTAGTGCAACTGGTGGTGGTATGGCAGATTCAGTTGAATGGGATAATGTATTAAGTAAACCAGAATTTGCTACAGTTGCTACAAGTGGTGCATATAATGACTTAACTGGTAGACCAAGTTTAGCTACAGTTGCCACTTCTGGTAGTTATGCAGACCTTAGTAATAAACCAACTATACCTACTGTGGATGTAACAAAGTCTTATGTAGATACACAATTAGCTACTAAAGCTAATGCAAGTAATGTGTATACAAAAGCTGAAGTAGATAGTAAAGTTAGTAGTGTTTATAGAGTAAAAGGATCTGTTGCTAGTTACGCTAACTTACCTACTGTGGATGTAACAATAGGCGATGTTTATAATGTTAATGATACTGGTGCAAACTATGTAGCTACATCTACTACACCAACATGGGATAAACTTAGTGAGACTGTAGATTTATCTGGTTATGCAACTACTGCTGCAATGAACTCAGCATTAGGTAACAAGGTTGATAAAGTATCAGGGAAAACCCTTAGTACAAATGATTATACTACAGCTGAAAAAAATAAGTTAGCTGGTATTGCAGCTAGTGCAAATAATTACAGTTTGCCTGCAGCTACCTCATCTGTGTTAGGAGGTGTTAAAACTAGTACTGGTATTACTAACTCATCTGGTACGATTAGTGTAACATACGGTACTGCAGCTGGAACTGCTTGTCAAGGAAATGACTCAAGACTAAGTAATTCTCGTCCAGCATCCGATGTTAGTGCTTGGGCTAAAGCTAGTACAAAACCAACTTATGCTTGGACTGAAATTACAAGTAAACCTAGTTGGATTGGATCATCTAAGCCCACCTATACAGCATCTGAAGTTGGTGCGTTAGCTAGTGGAGGTACTGCAGTAAATGCATCGAAAGTTGCTAATTCATTTATATTTAAAGTAGCAGGAGGAAGTACAGAAGGTACAAATTTGTATACCTTTAATGGATCTGCAGCTAAAACAATTAATGTAGTAGCCGGTAGTAATGTAACCCTTACTCCTACTTCAGGACAATTAAGTATATCTGCTAAAGATACCACATATGCAGTTGCTACCACATCTGCTAACGGTCTAATGAGTTCTGCAATGGTAACCAAATTAAATGGTATAGCCACTAATGCTAATAATTATTCATTGCCAACGGCAACTGGTTCTGTATTGGGTGGAGTAAAAACTGGAAGTAACATTACAAATTCTTCTGGAACTATTTCTTTAAGCAGTGGTAATGTAACTAGTGCATTAGGTTACACTCCTGTTAAAAATGAATCTGGTGTAGCAAGTATTAGGGTTATGACTCAATCTGCATATGATGCATTATCAAGTAAATCAGCAACAACGTTATATATAATTACAGGTTAATATGATAAAGTTAGGAAGTACAGATATAACAAATGTAATGTTGGGAACAACTAAGGTAGACGCAATATTTCTTGGTAATACCAAAGTATACCCAAATCTACCTGTAGTAGAAGGAGTATATGTATATCACGTGGATAAGAAATTTTATACTTTTCCTGAATTTCAAAAATTATCCAATACTGCTATATCACAAGTTCTTGGATTTGCTATTATAGATAATCAGGGTTCGTTTTTACTTCCACCTAAACCAAATCTAACTAATGGTTATAGGTGGTGTCCTGAAAATTTTGATACTTTCCTAGTACCAGATGTTGGAATTGGTGTTGATGATCTTAATGGTAGACAAAATACAGAAGTGTTGTTTAATAACTTTCATAATGTTGCTGGATCGAATGAGTATGCTGCTGGATATGCATATAGGTTTACTCCTGTACCGATTGGCACTAGTTGGTATTTACCATCAATTGGTGAACTTATTATAATCCACAGGTACGTGTCAGAATTGCATGATTGGGTATTTGATATATTTGGCTTTTCTTATTTTCCTTCTTCTGGTGCTGAAGCTTTTTGGTCTTCCACACAAGGAGATGCTACTACAGCTTGGCAATTAAGTATTTTTGCCGGTGAACCCCATACAGCAGTAAAGAGGAAACCCAATGTAGCACTTCCAGTAATTAAATTAGGTTAGTTAATAACCGCTATTACTTAGGATAGTGTCAATTTATATAAGAGAACTTTTAGTAACTAAAGACGTTATAACATCAATTCTCATATCAAAAAATACCAAACGCTAACTGAAGTAAAATTTAGTTAGCGTTTTTGTTTTCCTTTCATATCAATCTATTATGTTAAATAAAATTCATCAATATTTTTTATTGTCCCAAGGAGTATCTAGTATGAACTACTTTAAAGAACTATTCAGTGATGGTCCAGCCAAGTTTATCTCTTGCTTGATAACAGGAGCATTTAGTTGGGTGGCAGGTAGTTTTACACCCTTATGGACAGTTCTATTTATCTTACTACTAATCATATTAGTAGATGCTTATTTAGGAGGTAAGATAGCGTTTAAAAATCAAAAGAAGTTTGAATCAAGAAGACTATGGAAAACCCTACGCAAATTTGGTTGGTGTGGTGCTATTATATGGTTTGCAAATCAAATAGATGCTAATATACTAGTATCTATAGATGCCCACTTAATAGAATTCTTTGCAGGACTTATTGCTGGAGTAGAACTATGGTCTGTTATAGAAAACTTGGCTACATTATATCCAGATGGACCTTGGAAACTTCTAAATAAGTTTATACGTAAAAAAGGTGAAAAATATCTTGATATTACTATAGATAGAGAAGATTTACCTAAGATAAGAAAATTGGTTAAAAAGATTAAATAGTGAATTTTATACATTACATAAAATTAGGTGCTGTACTATTGATAGCAGTTTTAGGTTTTGATAATTACAGATTAAATAAGAAAGTAGATAATCTAGATAATGCGTTAGCTAGAGCTTCTGTGAATTTACATTACTATGAGAGTGCTCTCTCAGGAATGGAAAAACAAAACAAAGTATTACAATTAACTGTAGATGACTTCAAGCATTCTGAGGATAGTTTAGTACAAGAACTAAGAAAGCAATCTAAAGAACTTAAAATAAAAGATAAGAAATTAAAGGAAGTCGCATCAGTAGAAACTATTATTTCTGATACAATAACTCAAGAGATTCCAGTGGATAGGAATTTTACAGTAGAGTTAAAGCCAAATCAATTGACAACTATCAAAATAGAAAGAATAGACAGCATGATCACACATGTGCTGGATATAAAGAATCGTCAAGATCTATTTATATATGAAGAGAAAGTATGGCGTAAAAAAGGTTTCTTTAGACGCTTATTTACTTTAAATTTTAAGAAGGATATAATTCCTCATTATCAAATAGTTAATTCAAACCCTTTAATACAAGTAACAGATACAAGGGTTATCAAAATATCAAAATAATTGCAAAATATTTCAATTTAGTATTAATCAATAAATAAATTGAAACTATGCATTTGAACAAAATATTAGAACAAATCAAACGCCATCAATCTCCATCAGAGGCTATAGATAAATTATCTACTGCTTTAGAGAAGCATGAGGGTAGCTTATTGGAGAAAGGTTTCACTATTTTAAAGTCAGAATTGGCTGCAAATATGTATGAAGCTATTAATGGCCCTCACTTTGATGAGGAACATGCTCGCTACGCTGTAGAGGGTATGGAGAATGAGGATGGTACAAAAGGTCCTCATTGGACGGTTGAAGAGACAACGTCCGTTGCCAATCAAATGGGCATAAATTTAAAATCTGAAAAACATAACAAATGGGATTGGTATGTTGCCATGAATATGATCTATTCAGATTATTACAAAGCAGTCGTTGCTATGACTGGCAGCGCAAATACCAAACACTTCGCAGAATTGGCAAAAGCTTGGCTATGTGACAAAGACATTGACGAAGGTAAGATGTGGCACTATTATGTTTATCTAATGTGTGACGATGATGAAAACGATTATAAAGCATATGAACGTATGCACAGTAATCGTAATAGTTATTACAGTCCAGAGTATGAACGTCGTATGGGTAGAGAAAAAGGATATGACTATGAGGCTAGAAGCTATCAATATCCTTACTCTAGATATGATAGAGAAGAATTAGATCGTGATAGTAAACGTTACAGAGAAGATGATCGTGAACGTATGGAACGTGAAAGAGAAATGCGTGATCGTGGCTTGCGTAATACAAGAGAGACTCGTAACACATCTGTTAGATATTTCTAATTATCAAAAGTAAATTTAAATCAATTAAAATAAAATTAAAGTTATGTTAGAAAACGAAAGAATTATTGTACAAGACCGTGGTGGTATTGATGCTGGTATCGCTAAGTAACAACAATAAGCGTAAGTGATACTGATACTGCTACTACTTTAGGAATTTGTCCTAGAGTATGGTGTCAACTGCCAAGAGAAGGTGTAATGGTATTTGAAGCTAGACACACTCCTGCAGAAGCAAGTGCTGAATTACCAGTTCTTATTTCTCCAACAGGTTCAGTTAGTCCTGCAGCTAATACTAAAAACATTCCAGTAGTAAAAGCAGACAGCTCCCCATTAACGGGGTCTGAAATTGCAGCAGGTAATAGATATTTCATTTATTATAATAAGTGTGATAATGTAATGCAAGTCATGAATCATTATCCTACAACTACAGCTGCACCAGCTGCCTAAATATTAATCAAGATATATGGGCAGCTATGAGGGTTGCCCATATTCTTTAAACTTATAAAGATATGACATTCTCTCAGTTAACGTCGGGTACCAGAATACACGTACTCGAGATAACAGGTACTTTTAAAAAGAACACAACGTACAGTTTAGGAACGGTAGTCAGTGTATCAAAACCCTATGACGAACCAATGCCACCGACACAATTTCCGATGCCTATGCAAAATAGACGTAAGCTCGTGGATCTAGTGATCTCGTGTGATGGTGAACAAAGAAAACTGTCAGTATCTGAAGATAAAACAATGATGACCGATTCAAATATTGGTCTTACTATAGCCACAGAAAAATCACAGATTATTAACATGGTTAGGCAGTCTCTTGATGATTGTAGAATCAAAAAAGAGAGCCTGAGTAAGATTGATGAGGAGATGAGGAGATGTGAAGACATCTTAAAAATACTTAATGTAAATTCGGACATAACAACCAATGTGACAAAAGATTTCAAAGAACTTGATGAATTGAGAGCTGAAGTGAAAGAGCTTAAACAACTTTTACAAAATATTTCTACTGTTCGTCCGGAAGAAAATAATATAGATCCTCCTACTGAGGAAAAAGAAAATGAAATCTAAAACACAAAGGTTGGCTATTTAGTCAACCTTTTTTATTTTAAAACAATATGAGTACACTTTATAATAATAAATACGACATTCTAGCTAGTACAATTCAACCCAATCCTGCATCTGTTAAATATTGGGCAGATCTATCATCTAATCCAAATGGTGGGGATTTAAAGTATTTTAATGGTACTAAATGGGTTTTGGTTAATAACAAAGCTACTGAAGACATTTCTCAGATAAAACAACAGATAGCGGATTTAGAACAAAACAAAGAAGATAAAGTTGAAGGTAAAGGACTATCTACTGAAGATTATACTACACAAGAAAAAAATAAACTTGCTAGTCTTCAGAACTATAATGATAGTGAAGTAAGAGAATTGATTTCAGCGTTGAACCTTAGATTAACCACTTTAAGTGAGGATCTTGAAAGTTTAGAAGCTAGAGTTGCTGCATTAGAAACACCTGCTGCATAATGGAATTAAAATTAAATAGAATCTTTCTTGGTAGCTCTGCAACTATTGGAGAGCTACTAGTCAATGATAAACATTTGTGTGATACCCTCGAAGATAGAGTAAGACCAGAAGGAGAAAAGGTTTATGGTAAAACTGCAATACCTGAAGGTACTTATGAAGTTAAATTAACACATTCTCCAAGATTTAAGAAAATATTACCAGAAATTCTTAATGTTCCTAACTTTAGCGGTATTAGAATTCACAGTTTAAATAAAGCTGAGGAAAGTGAAGGGTGCATTGGAGTAGGTGAATGGAATGGCAAAGACACAAATTGGATTTCTAATTCTAGAAAAACGTTTGACAAATTGTTTAAATTGCTAGAAACTGCAAATAAAAACAAAGAAAAGATTACAATAACTATAAACAATTCATGGAAAGCTGCAAAGAACTAAGAGAAAACAATCCGTATCTTTTCAATTCTTGGCGATCTATCCTCTATACAGAAAAAGGAAGACGAGCTGGAGTTGTTGAAAGGTGGAGAAAATTTCCTAATTTCTATGAGGATGTACACCATAATTATAAACTTGGTTTAAGATTGTGCCGCAAAAACAAAAATAAACCATTTGGACCAGATAATTTTGAATGGGTAACTGATTTGGAATTAGCTCAAACAAAACCATCTATACTAAAACTTACATACAACGGAGAAACCAAGACATTGAGAGAATGGTCAGAAGCATACGGAATGTCGTATAATGGATTGCGTATGAGACACATACGTGGTAAAAATTACACAGTTGAGGAGATTTTGTTTGGGAAAAAACGGAAAATAAAAGACAAATCTAAAAACTACCTTCTAAAAACAAGAGCATCTAAACTGCTATCTTCCTACAAATTAAAAGATTGGAAATCTAACAGAGAATACAATTTAGATAAAGAGTGGTTTATTAATAATATTTTAAAGAAAGAATGTATATATTGTGGCAGTAAAGAAAAAATAGGGTGCGATAGAATAGATAATTCCAAAGGTCATACTTATGACAATGTAGTACCATGCTGCTATGTTTGCAACTGTGCTAGAAATAATAATTTCTCATTTGATGAAATGAAAATTCTAGGTAAAACAATTAAAAAAATAATGGAGGATAGATTAAATGACATTTAATTCACTAAATGCAATTATTGATGACATATTTTTAATCTTACGAGATAACAACATTTCCGAATCTGAGAATTTGTCACGTATACAGGTAGAACAGTGGATTCATCAATATAGGGCCTATTTAATTAAGCAAGATTTAGATAAAGGTCGAGATATTAATCCTAGCTATATACAAACATTAGGTCCGTTGCATATATCCAAAGTAAGTACATGCGGGGTGCCTAATGGGTTTCATTACGTATCAGATAAAGAATTACCTAAATTTATAGATCTGCATTTTGGTACTGGTCTAGTAGCAGTTAAAGATATGCATGGTAATCTGATTCAGGTTGGTAATGAAACAAAAGCTAAATATCAGACAAGTAGAAAATATACATGTAATGATTATATCGCTTACTTAAAGAATAATCATTTATATTTAAATGGACCTGGTTTTCTAGAGTATGTAGAAATAGAAGGCATTTTAGAAGACCCTACAAAAGTAGCAGATTGTTATGACTATGACAGTCCATATCCTATACCTGCTAATATGATCCCTACTTTGAAGAACTTAATATTTAGCAAAGAACTAAATATAATGTTAACTGTACCTACTGATAATACAAATAATAGTACTAATGATGTAAAACAATAATGAATGGAAACTAAGTCATATACTGGAAAAGATTTTTATACTAGCTACTGTGATTACATAGAAGATAACCCATTATATCAAGTAGACTATAAAACATTTAGAGGAGTAATTAATGATTACTTCAAATACTTGAGAGATGAACTAATAGAAAATGGTAAAGAAATAAAGTTACCATGCAGACTAGGTACATTAAGTGTAATTAAACATAAGCCTAAAGAGTATTCTGGAAAGAGTCTTAGAATAGATTATGCTGAATCAAAGAAGCTAGGTAAGATGGTATATCACTTAAATGAACATTCAAACTTCTATAAATATAGATTTTATTGGAATAAGCATAATATGCTTACATCAAATAAGACTATGTATCAATTAGTAATGACTAGAGATAATAAGAGGCGGCTAGCCCAAATTATTAAAAATAAGGAAAGGGATTATCTTGAACTTTAAATTTTACTATAACGGACATACACAGATTGATGATGTTGCTGGAGTATATGCTATTGTCAATCTATTGAATAATAAAAAATATATTGGTAGTTCTACTAATTTACGAAAAAGATACAGACAACATTATAATGCTCTATCTAAAAACAAGCATGTGAATATACATTTACAAAATGCTTTTAACAAATATGGAGAAGATAAGTTCGAATTTTGGATATTAGAAACTTGTGATAAAGTAAAAGATACCTTGATTTTCATTGAACAAAAATACATTGATTCAGATGGAGATTATAATATATGCAAATTAGCTTCTCATCATTCTGGAGAAGTTTATACAGGGCATGTTATAAAAGATGATCAAAAAAAGTGCATAGCAGAATCTAATAAAAGCAGAATATGGTCAAAAGAATCTAGAGAAAAAATATCTATAGCTAGTAAAAATTCTAAGTATATTATATCCCTTAGAAAAAAAATTCTGCAATTTGACTTGAATGATAATTTAATTGCAGAATATAGCTCAATAACAGATGCCGCTATGTCTCTTGGTAATATAAATAGAAGGGTAAATATAAAAAGATGTTGTCAGGGGAATAGAAAAACTGCTTATAATTATAAATGGAAATATAAAAATGATAACGAAATTAGTTAGTTCAAAAGTAGCCATTGCAAAAGTTATTGCTGATCTAGGTTTACAAGAGGATGAAATATTGATCTCAGACATGCGTGAATGGATTGGAGAAGGTATTGAAAAAATTGGTGCAGTACAACAGTTTGAACACATTGTTTCAGGTGTAGAAGGTGCCCCAATTATCAAAATACACTGTCATCAAGCACAGTTACCTTGTAACCTACATAAATTACATCAAGTTGCATATTCTTTCAATTGTGATGGGCCTTGGTTTCCTATGAGGAAAGCTACAGGTTCATTTGCTGCTTGGGGATGTGATGAATGCTGTGATTGTGAGAAACCCGAAATATGGGTTAAGGATGAAGTATTAGTAAATCTAGTTGTAGATCTATACGGTAATATAGATAAAACCGAAGCTCTAGAAATGCTAAATACTAATAAAAACATGAAGACTATACTTAGGAATCTGATTAATAAACATACTATTAATTTAGATTATATGAGAGGTAATACAAGCACTAATCCTAATTGGGATTTACAGTATAGTATTAAACCCGGTTATATAATGACAAATGCACCATGTGGGTATCTGAAATTATCATACAGTGCTATACCTACTGATGAAGATGGTTACCCATTAATCCCAGATAGTGCTTCATATATGGAAGCAATTTACTGGTACATTGCACAAAAGATAGGATTCCAAAAGTATATAAGAGGCGAAATGAATCAACGTATATATTATGATATGCGTAATTCTTGGAACTTCTACTGTAAGCAAGCATATGCAGAAGCTATGCTACCTAATGAAGATGAATTAGAGTCTATTAAAAATACATGGAACAAGATACATACAGAATTTCTTGATCATAACACATTTTATAGTCATACTGGTTCTAGACAACATATATATAATGCTAATTAATTATGAATGCAAGAAGACAAACAAATACATTTTCTGGTGGCATGAATATGGACGTAGATTATTCTGTCTTAAAAGAAAATCAGTATATTTATGCTGAGAACATTCGTATATTAACGAATGAAGGGTCTTCTTTTGCAGCAATGCAAAATATAGAAGGGTTCCTAGCGTGTAGACCTTCTTCAAATTTGTCTGGCGAAACTATTATACATGTTACCACAATAAGAGATTGGGCGATTGTCTTTACTAAGATTAATGGTACAAATAACAATAATGTCTATAGAATTGATTTTTCTAGATCACAAGAAGAACCAATCGTGACGAAAGTAGTAACCAATAGACCTTTAGACATAACAGTTTCATCTAGTAATGTTGCTGCAATTAGTAGCGTATGTAGATGGGAAGCAGAAGATAATGTAAAAGTATATTGGGTAGATGGACATGCTCAAATCAAAGTAATAAATGTAGACGATAGCCATATAAAAAGTAATGAGAACATTACTTCAGATAACATAGTAATGTTACCAAAGGCTACATTAGCGCCATTTGAATTTAATGGATTTGGAACAGGTAGTTTAGAATCTGGAATGATACAGTACTGTTATCAATTGTTCAAAGTAAGAGGTACAGAATCTGCGATATCTCCACTTACTCCTCTTTATCATTTGAGTGATGGTGATCAAAAGACAAATTATAATGCTGTAAAAGGAAGTTCTAAAGGACAGAATACTGGTAAATCTATAAAACTACAAGTAAGAAACAATAGCACTGGATTTGATAGACTTAGAATAATCTCTTTATTCTATAAGGCAAAGAATGAAGTACCTGTAATATCTATAGTAGATGATATAGTTATTGGCACTGGTTCTGTAATAAACTATGAAGATAAAGGTGGTAGCTTAGTATCGGAATTAAGTATTGATGAATTTAATTCATTAGCCAATTACACATTTATACCTGAAGTAATAGAATCTAAAGATAATAGACTATTTGCTGCTAATCTTACTGAGGAAACATGGGATGTAGAATATGATGCTAGAGCATTTAGAGCTAATTCTTCTGGTAATGTATTATTGTTATCTAACTCTGGTTCTTCGTTAAACTTTGCTCTATCAGCATTGACTACTACAAATATACCTAAAGATCACGATTGCATATGCCCATTTAATGTAGATGGTAGTGCATACAAATACACTACTTCTCCAACAGGAGGATACATACAAGGTGGAAAAGGCAAGAATGTATCATATAGATTTATTACTACAGATTTACTAGAAGATGCGTCTACTACATCTAGAGGAATGATAAATGAAGAATTTACATTCAATGCTTCTTCAAGATCACTTACTAGTTTAGGTATTAACTATGAAGGTAACGATAAATCAAATACAATAAGTTTATCATCTGGTAACAAAATACCAAACTATTCTAATGCCGAAATAGAGTCCAAAGTAAAAGGATATATGAGGGATGAGATTTATAGATTTGGTATTGTACTATACAATAAACAAGGTTTAGCATCACCGGTACATTGGATAGGTGATATAAGAATGCCATCTAATAAAGATTCTGGTTATAAGTTTTTTACTTCCAATGAGGCTAGTGATTATGGATCTAATTTATCAGTTGTTACTAAACCTCTTGGCATTGAATTTGAAGTAAAGAATTTACCATCAGATGTGGTAAGATATGAAATAGTTAGATGCGAAAGAACTCTATCTGATAGAACTATATTAGCTCAAGGAGTAGTAAGTTGCATTACGAATTATGATAGAGATTCTAACATCTTAACACCATTCCCATATCTAGCTTATTCAAATAAGCATGGCTATTATGCAAAGACCCACAATAATGGAGATTTCCAATATACCTTTAACTTGTCAGATACACAATCTAACAATTATTTCATGTTTGTATCTCCAGAAATAGCAGTCAACAGAGAAAATGCTGATGCATTAATTGATAAGTTTCAAACAGTTGAAAAGGTAGGATATATGACATCTCCTATTACTGCAGATGGTGATTGGGGAATAACGGACGGATCTCTAAAAGTATTAGCAAATGCCAAATCTATAAAGTATGATGGTACTACAATAAAACCAACCAAAACATTAGGAGGTCAGTCTAGTAATGGTTATGTTGCTAATGGAGCAATAGTAATAAACAATGATGATTTCTATTCAGCGTTACTTGCTAAATATTATGGTTTATATGTTGAAAATGGTGTTCAATCTGCTGCAGTAGAAAGTGCAAAATATGCAGGGCCGAGCAGTCCTTGGTTAACGAATGGTGACCAGCCTTGGTATAATGCTGAAGCAGTAACCATTGGTGATAAAGTATATTATAATTGGGTATGGGATAATATTAGAACCGCAGGAGATGGTGAAGTAGATAAGACTGATGCAAACAATGTTAGAAAATATGGTCCTCATGGAATATGTTCTATATTTAAGAGTGACAACATGATTGCTAACATACCATTAGCAGTAAGTACTTCTAGTTACAGATATGTTAATTCAGTTGCTTTGTGTAACATGAAGCAAAGTGTAAATGCATATGGTGGTAATTCTTACTCTGCTATACAAAATTCCGTATATATTACTACAGGGGCTAGTGCTGAATCTAGTATTTCCACAGTACTATGTTATGGTGGAGATACTTATCTAAACATATTTGATTATAATAACTGTATGTTTAGTTATAATACAGATGATTATTATAACAATAAAGCAAACAGATTATTCTTGGGTGCTTTTATACCATGTGAATCAAGTGTAAACCTAGCATTAACTCATGCTGATTCATCTATAAATAGAACTTATCAAGCTGGTGATGGATATGCTAATCATTTTGTAGAGGATGATATAATTACTGTTGGTGATTTATACACTCAGAATACTCCATCATATGCATACAATGATGCCTATTCTGCTCAACCTAATGCAAAGAAGTTTGTATCTAAATCTATTTATAACATAGATAATCTATCAACAGATACTCGTATCATATCTTCAGAACTAAAGACAAATAATGAAGTTACTGATTCATGGACGAAATTTAAAGTAGCTAACTATATTGATGTGGATACTAAATTTGGTCCAATTAATGATATGAAGCTGTTTAAAAACAATCTAGTATTCTGGCAAACCGACGCTTTTGGCACAGTTGCAGTGAATGAACGTTCTATTATAACTGATAATAATCCCGGTACTCTTACTCTAGGTACTGGTGGTATACTAGATAGATATGACTACTTTACTACAATGAATGGTGAAAGTCCCAACCAGTTAAGAGCAAACACTCAATCAGATAGTACTGTATACTGGTATGACAGTAAACGTAATGAGATATGTGGCTTTAATGGTCAATTACAAACAGTATCTAAATTAAAAGGAGTTCAATCTTATTTGAATAAGAATAAAGACTTATTTAAAAAAGATCCTATTGCAGTTTATGATAAGAAATATAATGAGGTTCTGCTTACTCTAGGAGATAAAACTTTAGCTTTTAATGAACAATTAGGAGCATTTACTTCATTCTATAACTATAATCCAGACTATTATGCAGAATTTAGTGATAAACTATATTTGTTTAAGTCATTAAAACTATTTAAGTATAATGGTGGTGAACAAACCAATTTAGATTCTGATAAAGCGAAAGTATCTGAAATAGAATTTGTAGTAAATGCAGAGTATCCACAAACTAAAACATTTGATAATGTTGAGTACAGTGGTGATTTTACTACAAACACCAATTTTGATTTAATACTATTTACTACGAAAAGACAAACTAGTGAAACATTAACTAGTGAAGATATTGATTACAGAGAGGATACTTATAAATTTGCAATTCCTCGTAATGCGTTAAAGCTAAATGAAGTAGAACAGCTAGCTAATAAATCCTATAAGGACAGAATGAAAGGGAAATATCTTATCTGCAATTATAAATATGATTGTAATAATGGTAATGAATTTAAAGTACCTTATATTAGTACAGCTTATAGATACTCAATGATATAATATGAAAAAGAAAATTAATAAGAAAAACGTACCAGCATATGCGTTTGGCATGGATCAATTGTCTAATTACCTTGGTGGAGCTAATGTTCTTGGCTCTGCCATTTCTGGTTTATCAGGAGAAGGCTCTACTGGAGATGTAGCTGGTAGTACTATAGGTGGCATAGGATCTGGAGCCGCTACTGGTATGACATTAGGTGGTCCTATAGGAGCTGCTGCGGGGGGTGTTATTGGTGGGCTTGCTGGTTTGTTTGGAGCTAGAAGTCGTAAAAAGCAGATGGAACAAATGCGGCGTAGAAAGGAAACCATGAATAAAACTCAATTAGGTATAAATGCTGCAGCAAATCAAACAGCAGAATATTGGGATGATAATGTGTTAGCATATACTTATGAGAATGGTGGAATACTTCCTGACTTAGCCTATGTAGATAATAATGAGGTTATCAGAGGGGATGATGGAACTATTATGCAAGTTCCTAATAATAGACCCGGTACAGATAATCATTTAATTGATGCGTCTAATTTAGAATCAGTATTATCTGATAAAATTAAAAGACCGGGAACAAATAAAACTTTTGCACAAGAAGGTAAAAAACTTACTAGAATGACAAAGCCAAGTAAAGGTAAAGATATATTTGCTGATAATACAAATATGTTAAATAAACGGAATGCTAACTTTGCATATGATAATCTATTATCAGAGCAGGAGGAAGTAAAAGATAAAAAAGGAATTAAACCTAAAAAGAAAGGTATTCCTGCTTATGAAAAAGGGTATAGTCTTCGACGTCCAAATATATACACAGAAGCACTAAATGAAGCTTTACATTATGTTCCAGTAGAAACACCAAAAAATGCTAAGACTAGAACTAAAGATAAATTAAGTAAGCCTATAGATCCTGTACAATTACTGGAGAATAGAAAAGAGTATTGGAGGAATAATGATTTATATTATGCTGATCAGTTACCAGATGTAGAAGTGACCGCTAAAGCACCTGCTACTCCTGCATATATGAGACACGTTCAGAAATGGGATCCATATTGGTCTTCAGTACTAGGTGCAGCTGGAGATAGAGATAAAGCTAGATCAAATGTTCAATTAAATCCAAATAAGCGTATAATCCAAACATATGGTAGTGCTCCTGCTTTGTATGCTCCTTATACTGGAGATGGCATTGATGCTGTTACATACGCAAATGATGAACCAATTTCTGTTGATACACCTGTTGTTCCAACTAAAACTGTATCGGCTAATCCTACAGTAAACTCTACTAAGAGCGCACCGAGTAAAAGTACTACAAGAACTCCAAGTACAAGATCAACTAAGGCAGCTCCTAATTATAACTTTGTAGATGCCCCAATGCTTGATATTGAAGAACCAGTTATTGGATTTAATGACGCATATACTCAGCCTCTAGAAGCACCTAAGAAATCGATTGCAGCAAAACCGGATTTATCTCCTATATCAAATACAGCTGGTAATAAAAAGGGTCCAAAAGATAAAGCTGGGAATATTGATTATTCTCCAGACTGGTTGTCATTGGCTCCTACAGTATATAATACTCTACAATCTTTACGTAATCCAGAGTATGAACAAACTGTTTTGAATCCTTACACAGGTGCTATCACTAATACTATGGCTAGACGTAGAATGAATATAGAACCTGCAAGATTAGCTAACAGTAGATCAAGAGCTATTTCTAACTATAATTTAGCAAATATTAATGCTAACACTGGTGCTAATTTAGCAGCAAGAACTCAAGCTGCTGTTGATGAGTATGCTGCTAATGCTAATATGTATGCTACTAAACAAAATGCTGATAATGCTTACTTAGGAGAATACGCTAATACTTTAAATAACTTAGGTCAACAGTTTGTTCAAAGTAGAACTCTTGCGAATGATTTAAATGCTAAAAATAGAGCAGCTGCTAGAAGCTTTGGCACTGCTGCTGTTAGTCAATTAGGGCAGTGGTCTCAAGTAAACAGACAGATGAAAAATCAAGCAGCAAGAGATAATATGGTTTACCCATATCTAGCTAATTTCTTAGCATATGGTAATCCTACAGAGTTAATTCAACAGATGAATAGACAATATTATAATAGATAATTATGGTAAATAGATATGATCGTCCTGCAGAAGCGCAGTTCATAAATACATATGTTCCTCTACCATTCCAGCAATTATATACTCTAGGTAAAGAAGCAAATGCTAGAGTAGATAAAGCTATTGCAGATTTATCTGGTGCTCTGGATAAATGGTCTGATTTTAGATCACCATCAGAAAAAGATACTAAGGCTTGGTATGATGAAACAATGGGTAAAGCTAAACCTATTATTGATAAATTAGCACAAAATATCGATTCGCTTAAAACTCCAGAAGGTAGAGCCCAGATTAATTCTTTAATTAATAATGTGGATAGATATAAATTAGCTACTTTAAAACAAAGTAGAGAGGGCATGCTACAAAGAATGGAAATGAATCAGAAGTTAGCTGCTGCTGGTAAGTTTAATGAAATGTGGCATGGAGTTGATTTTGCTAACTATGACACTCTTAATTCTGGGATTTATAATGATGTTTCTCCTTTAGCATATAAAGATGTTAGAGAGTTATCAGATCCATATTATGCTAAATTACAAAGAGGGTATCTATACACTAAAGGTGGTTATGACTACTTTGGAAATTCAATGGAAGATATTCAAGCTGTAGCAGATGCTCACTTTAATGATATTGTTAGTACTCCAGAAGCACAAAAGCATATGCAGTTATTTAAGCAAAGAACTGGAGCTACGGATGAAGAAGCTCAATCTTGGTTTAGACAACAAATTATTGATTCCAATATTGACAGGACTATTAGACCAACAAGAGAGCTTAACCCGTATGCTAAGATGGCTGCTGAGCAAGCGTATCGTAGGCAATTAAAAGCTGCAGAAAATGCTCAAGGTTCTCCAGTACAATTTACTACAAAGCTTGCTGCTACACTTATGAATAGACCGTATGGACCTCAAACATCTGAAAGAGGAGGCAAATTGACTTATAATTCACAATTTGATAGAATCCAAAAGACATTTGCTCCTGATAGTAAATATAGAGATATCTATATTAACAGAGTAGATGAGAATGGTACTCAATTACCTTTAAATAGAAACAAGAGTGCATACGGTATTGTATCAAGATTATCTACAGATATTGGGTCACAAGCAAACTTTATTAATGATGCCATGCTTGATAAATCTTCTATGGTTAGAGGATTAGCAGGTACTCCAATTTATTCTGGTAATAGCGTTTATGGAATGATGACACCTGAACAATATATCAACTCTAAGTTTGGTTTAGGCGTTAATGATTCTAACTGGAATCCCAACAGAGTTAAATTTGAGAGAGACCTTATCGCTGGTAATATTCCTAATGTAGGAGTTACACCTACTAATAAAGTACTTATCGAAAATGGTATTCCCGGTGATGAACAATTTACTCAAGAATATAAGGCATATGTTCCAGTACAATACTTCATTGATAATGGTTATGACTTTGGAGAAACTGATCCTGAAAAGCTAATTAAAAATGAAGACTTTAATAAGTTCTTATCAACACTAAATGGTAGATTACCTAGTCCTTCTGGAGACATCGTTAAGAAACCTAACATCAAATTTGGTAGTGATAAAAATGCTGCATATAGAGAGGTACAAAGTAGTGGATGGTTATCAGATCCTCAGTATGCTGCAGCTATCCAGTATGATGGGGTTTATGTAGAGGTTCCTGTTATGCGTCAAGTACTTAATAATCAGCAAACTAGGGAAAGAGCTAACTTAGAAGAATTCCAATATACTAAAATGGGTTCTAAATTAAATGCTGCTTACAGAGGAGATAATGAAGAATTAATCTATGGACAGTAAAAACAACATACAAGATATATCATTAGCCACTAGACTTCGCAAACAAAATTACGAAAAATATCTAGATGGTTCTAATGCTTCAAGTATTGGAGTAGGATCTATTGTAGATCCTACTTTAGTGCTTAGAGACTTAGCTGGTTATAACAAAGATAGTTATAATAAAGATTTAGATACAGAAAGCACTCTAGATGAAAGTGCTAATGATCTTAGTACTTCAGAATTAGTATTTAATTCTGCAAAGGCAATGCTTCGGGATATGAACGAAGCGCAATTGTCAAATACTAGAGGTGTATTACGTAGAGAAGTATTACCAAATATAGACAGATTTAATAGCAATCTTAATCTATTTTCTGCATATGATAATTTGATGTCTGAGAAGAATTCTCTTCTTAACCAATTATCTACTACTCAGGATAGTAATGAAGCAGACGCAATAGCAATTCGATTACAGGAAGTAGATAATGAATTAAATCAGACAAAAGAAGGATTAAGCGCATTGGGTGTATCACCTGATTTAAGTAATGCTCAAGAGGTACGTGCACAACAAGAACAGCAATTACAGTCATATAAAGATAGAGCTCAAGAGTTATATGATGATATAGCTACAGATGAGGCTGATATTGCTAGATATAAAGTAGATGAACGCTTCCAAAGAGGTATGGAAGAGAATAGCGAATTTAAATGGACAGAACCAAGTAAATGGATATATTCTGTACCATCTGCTGTAGGTTCTTCTTCTTCTGCTTGGATGTGGCAAATAGCACCATATGCTACTACAGCGTTAAAAAGCGTAATGACTAAGAGTCTATTGAAAGCAGGTACTATGGCATTAACTGGAGCTGCTGCTGGTAGTGTAGCTCCCGGAGCTGGTACTCTTGCAGGTGGTGCTATTGGTGCTACAGCAGGAGCATTAAGCATTGCATTAGATCTAGGTAATGCTGCTATGATGATATATTCTAACTACAAGCAGGCTGAGAATGAAGCTAATGCTAACGTATCAGATGATTATAGAGATAGAGTATCTAATATATTAAGTCAAAGCGGTAGTTCTGTACAAGCTGTAGTTAATACTGCTAGATCACAAGATTTACCAGAAGAGTTCAGCAAACTCACTGATGATAAATTGTTTGAAAAGATTCTTGATGGTCAAATTCAAATAGAGGATCAATCTTTAAGTAATGCTATATCTCAAGCAAGACAGGGTTTAGATAGAGACTTTGCTCAAAACATGGCTATTACTTGGGCAAGCAACTTAGCCGAAGATGCTCTCATGGTTCCTTACTTTGGGAAAATTGCAGATGGTTGGATTGGTAAAGGTCTTAATACAGTTGCATTTGGAATGAACCCTGTTGAAGGTTTAGGAGAATTAGCTGCTAGTCAAGCTAAAAAGAAAATGTCCAAATATGTATTGGGTAGAAATGCAATTGACGTTGCAACAAAAAAATGGGCTAATAGAGCTGCAAAAGCCGCATATGTTGGAACAGATTTAGCATTACGTAATGCTGCAACTGCATTTAATGAAGCAATTGAAGAAGGATCACAATATACTACAGGTCAAGCCTATAAGCGGGGGGACTTTGATAGTTCTGATTTAGACCTAGAAGGATTAGCATCATCCTTAGTAGGAGCATATAAAGAAAAAGCTACTACTGTAGCTAACATATTAGGAAGTCCATTTGGCTATCAAAATCCATTATATGAAAACGATACAGAGTATTGGAACAATGTTAAGTTAGGAGCTGCTGCAAGTCTGTTATCTCCAATCCAAGGTACTGTTAATGTTAGAGGTGCTTATTCTCTTGTGAAAGATACACAAGGGATGGATAGAGTAAATGAGTTAGCTGCAAATGAAATCAATTCTAAGGAAGAGATGGAAAAAGCAATAACTTATGCTAGTGGTAAACTAAAAGGGCATGAAGCTGAGATTGTAAATGCTTGGAGTATGTTGGCTGATGGTAAAACAGAAAACTTACCAGAAGGATTTAACAGAGAGGATGCATTAGAAGAAGCTAAATTTGCATCTAGAGCTTTCTCTTTAGCTAAGAGTAAACAAATGAAATCCTTAGCTAAGACTATGGACATTGAAGAAGATACAGAAGAGTATGGTACACTTGTTGGTCTTGCAATGCAAGCAGAAAAAGAGTACACTTCTTCTATTCAAAATGCCAGAGTAAGAAGACAAGAATTAGATAATGCTAAGAATAAATTTGTAAACGATCCTATATCAGAGGAAAGCCTAACAATTGCTATAGATAGTGCTTATAGACAAATTAATGATACAGCTACTACTCAAGATGAAATTATATCTAAAGACGAATTAAGAGATATTTATGATAGGCAAAGAAATTTGAATATCATGAGTAATATGATTACTGAAATTGATACAGCAATAAATCAATTGAACGAAAGTAAAAATGAGTCTGAGTTCAGAGGTAATCAATACTCTTTGGCTAAATTAGAGGATATGAAATATCGTCTAAATGCTAGGAAGAAATCTATTCTAAAGAGTATGCCATCTTGGTATAAAAATAATGCCAATACTATTAATAATGTAGATACAGCTATGCAGTTCGTTACTATGAATGAACATGTATCTGGTCTTAACAAAGCTACAGAAGATAGTATATTAGCAGAATTGATGCTAGAAAGGAATAGAGAGATCTTAAATTCATTTCATGGTATAGATAATGGTAAAATTACCCCTACTGAAGAAGTAGAAAGAGAGAATATAATAGAGCTAGGTAAGACTAAACCTTACAAGAAATCCAAAAAGTTAAGGCTTACTGCTTTAAGAAATATTCATGAGCATCAAGGAGATACACTTATTAGTGAAATGTTTGATTTATATCAAACTAAGAAAGCTGAGAGTAAAGAAGCTGCAGAAGGAGCTCTAGGAGTTACTGAACAACAAGCTGCATCTAAACCTGTTGTTCCTTCTAAGCCGGTTACTGCCCCTACTGGTCCAATGCGTACTGAGCAACAAGTTGCACCAGAGGTAGAACAAAAGCCTACTCCTCAAGTAAGGAGAACAGCTAGACCTACTCAAGCTAATATTGCATCTCAAGAATTAAGTGAAGCAGATCAAGCTATTATAGCTGCTGCAGAAGGACAAGATATTGGTTTAACTCAAAGAAAACAACAACCACAAGTTGAACCTGAAGTTCAACCTCAAAATAATGACAGTGCAAAAACTGAACCTGTTGAAACTACTAATGAAATATTAGGTGCAGATGAAGACCCATTTGCTGGTGGAGTAGGTGGTGTAGCAACTGAAGATGTATTTAATGAATATGGTGGTGCTGTTGAGGAACCTACTAAAACATCAAAGAAAGCTAAAGAATCTAAACCAAAAGCAACTAAAACTGAGCAGGCTAAAAAAGATACTGCAAATGCTAAAGAAGAGTTTAATGAAGCAGCAAGAAACTTCTTTGATCTTCTTGAAGACGATACTTTAGGATTCGCATTTGACCCTGCTGCTCAAGCTGAAAAGCAAGCAAAGATATTCAAAGCTTTCTTAACAATGCTTGGTAAAGCGTTTAACTTAGGAGCATATAAGTTCAAAGAAGTAGCTTTGAATATGTATGAAGCTATTGGTAGGGATAGAGAAAAATTATCTCAGCATTTTGATGCTATTAAGGGGGCATATTCTACTGCATACTACAATATGCCAGAGAATGTTAGAGGTAAAATGACAACTCCAGCAGAAGTCGCTGAGATTACTGTAGATGATTTGTTTGACCCACAACCAGCAGAGTTAACTGAAGAAGAAGTTAATGATGCAGCTAAAGATGGAGTTATACCTACACCAGTTACTCCCGGTTCTGTACCGCCGGATGCTATTAGTGACGCAGAATTAGCTGAATTTACAGAGGATGGGGATCTTGGTATTTTAAATACCTTTCATTATACTCCTACTGCTAATATTGGTGAAATTATAGAATTAGATGGTGCTAGAATTCAATTTTCTCCTAACTCTGAATTGCCTAAGCTGTTTAATTCATCATCAGATAAATTGACATATGAATATTCAGTAGCACCATATTATGACACAACTCTCAAAAAAACTGTAAAATGGGATGATCCCAGTACATATGACTTTGCTAGAGTAGGAATGATAGTAACAAATACTGAAAATGGCAAAAAGTATTGGCTAGCTATGAGAAGCCCTAATACTATTAGATATCTTAAACCAGAGGAACGTCCAGAAAAGATACGAAGACTACGCTTACGTAGACAGGAAATCATTTCTAGATTTGTAATGAAATCAGCAGATGGTAAACTTCTAAATAAAGTAGATAATAGAATTAAGGTAACCCCTACTAGAATACTATTACACAATGCTATTGTAGACACTACAAAAAAGGGTATGCCATTACCAGAGAAACCAGTAAACGATAAACAATTCAAAAATGTATTTCAGTTTAGCAGTAATCTAGATGAAGAAATCAATAACTTTGGTTATAGTACTGGTGTTAGAGGTACAAGCACAATATTTACTGTAGAAGGTGATAATACCGGTTTCATTGGGACTACTTCTGGTGGTGTGTATTATATTATTGATGGTAAAAAAAGATTATCTGGTAGACCATTACCATTAAAATTATCTTTAGCAAGATTCAATTCTTATCCTAAATTAGCAGAAGCGATTTCTACTATAGTATTTAAAAGCGGATTTAAAGGTGGACAGAACATAAATAATACAGATTTAATTGCATCTGATATTATTGAAATGTTTTTAAACTATGGTGAACCTACTTCTGTAAATAATGAATCTGATATTAGTGATTCTGCAAAAGCTAATTTGCGTAATAAACAATTGTATATAGACAATAAAGGTCAGTTTGGTGTATTGCACTATGGTATTAATGAAGTATCGCTAGCTGGTTTGTCTATTGCACAGAAAGAGCAAGAGAGAAAGCATTTTGAAGATTGGTTACTATCTAATGGTTCTATGCCTTTTAAAGTTCCTTCAAAAGGGAATGATAAATTAGCAGTTAACATGAAAATGAATCTATTATTTTCTGGTAGATTAGCTAGTAGTGTTGAAAAAGCAGGTGGTAGATTAGAATTATTTGATGGTATAGTGTTTACTAGAGAAGATATGAATCATACATTATTGTCTTGGATGGTAAGAAATGGTATGATTAAATCTAATCTTAATGCAGAAAGATATGAAAGACCATATGTAATTGCAGATGGTATGACTCAGGATATGCCTACAACTATACCTGATTCTACAGCAACTCCAGCAATAGAAGAAGCTCCTAAATCTGAATCTCCTAAACCATCTAGAAGACGTAGATCATTTAATGATTTATCTAGTATGGGTGGTAGTCAAAAAGAAGTTAAAGTAAACTTTACTCCTAATAAGAAATATACTACTAAGGAGAAACTGAATAAGGTGCAAGCTAAAAACTTCTTGAAACAAAAATTAGGTATGACAGATGCAGAGATTAATATAATTGATGTAGCTGTATCTTCTGATATGCCTGCAACAGCTATGTCTTATATGACTAAAGATAGTATAACACTATATAATAGTGATCCAGCTGGTGTAGAATTTCACGAAGCATACCATAGAGTATCTCTGCTATTACTTTCTGATCAGGAAAGAAATAAAGTATATGAAGAGTATCGTAGAATTCACCCTAATCTTAAGAGTGCGTCTGATAAATATATAGAAGAAGCATTAGCAGAAGAATTTAGAGGGTATATGATGTATAAGACTCCAAGAAAGTCTTATAGGATTACTAAGTGGTTTGAAAAACTACGAGACTTCATTATGTCTTTATTTGGTAGAACTTCTCCTACTAAAATCTTTAGAGGTATATATGAAGGTAAGTATGCTAATATCCCAGTAAGTCAAGAGGCTAAAGATAGATTTGAGAAAGCTTATAAAAATAGAGTAAACTTTACTCAACATGGATATACTTTCCAGAACATAAAATCTCTTGATAACTATAATCAGGCTGTAGAATTCTTTGCAATATCTTATATTAATCAATCATTAAGCTCCCAATCTTTTGTAGATGATCTTACTAAGATACAGATCGACTACCAAGATATGCGTGATTTACTTGAGGATTTGTCATATGATGATAATGCTACACCAGAGCAAAGAGCAGCTGCTAATGAATTATATGAGCACTTTGATATATTCCAAAAAGATATTAAGTCCTATCTTGATTCTTTAAGCTTAAGACAAGTAAAAGAAGAGGAGGAATATGATGAAACTGAGGAAAGAGATGGTGGTGAAATTGAAAAGGAAAACTTTGATAAATATGATAAAGCTTCCTACGAAGTATCTGTATTACATAATATTAGACCTGCTGTAAAACTTTTCTTATCTTCTATTGAAGATCGTGTATACAATAAAGCTACAGATAGTTATGTAAGAGATATGAATGCTGAAACTGGACTACCTAGAGTAACACCATTCCTTTCAGCTTGGAGACGAATTGTAGATAAATTATTTGATGAAGATACTTATGATGGATTAATCAGGAAATCTGCTCAATTAGCAAAAACTGACCCATTCTATGCTTCTGTATATAATAAGTTATCCTCAGTAAAGGATTCTAATCTTCAGACTCAAATATTTCAAACTATTACTGGTTATAGACATAACTTCCTTACAGTAGGATTCCAAAATGTTGGTACAGATACTATTCAGTACATAGCCAACTTAGGTGGTAGTGTTAATCTACGTAATGGTAAAAGATTAGTAGCTGATTGGAATAGAAATTTCTATAATAGTAACATGGTAATTACTGATGCAGAAGGTAATCGTAAGCCTAACATGGAATTACTAAAGACTGTTAGAGATGATATCAATACATTAAATACTAGGTTAGCTAGAATGAATGAATCTACTAGCAATGAAGATTTTAATGCAGTCTTGTATAGCTATGTAGATGTATATAATAAGATTGGTATTGCAATTAATTTTGATACTTTATACCAAGCTATTGTAGATAAGGTATCATCAGTTAATTCAGTTAATAAACCTACAATACTGCAAGCAGCTAAAGAATTGTTATCTAGTAATAGAGATGGCAGTTTAGCTAAAGCAATTCCTGAAATTTTACGTAGACCTGTTAAAGATAAGCCTAATGATAGAATTAAAAGATCTATTGATGGTGTATTTACTGGAGAGAATAGTATATTAAACTTAGCTATTGTTCATTACCAGCTTAATAACAATAATCTTGAAGAGAAGGTATTAGGCCCTAAGAATACTACAGTATATCCATTATCTAAGCATAATTATCTTACTTTGGAAATTAAGAAGCTTAATAATGATAGAAATTATGTTAGTAGATTGTTGAAATGTCCTATTAACTCTTCTTCACTAGTTTATAATACATTAAAGAATAGTCCCAATACTAGACTTACTGTAGGTACTTTGCTTAATATTACAGAATATAATTCTGGTAATACTGGTACAGACTATCAATCAGCTCCTAGAATAGAAACATTTATTTCTAAGTTTGTTTGTTCTGAAAATGATATTCTTATCTTACCTACGATGTCTGATAAAAAAACATATATGCCAATTCAAGGATTAAAAATGTTTAAAGGTCGTACTTTAAATATTACTCCTGTTGACGATTATGTTGAAATGAGATTTTCTGACGATGTATTAAATCAATTCTATAAATACTACAGAAGTGAATATGATGCAATTCTACAGTATCGTAGAATGAAATTAGTAGAAGATAAGATTGATGATGCTAACAGACCTACCATGTACTTTGGTAAAAAAGGTGAGGATAATGGTAAAGGAGGTAAGTTTAGAATTGCTCGTGGTGTATATCATTATACTGAAGATGGTAATGTGCAATATATTTCTTTCAATTCAATGAGTGACAAAGAGTTGATGGATTATTTTAACAATGCTGCTCAATTGAAAGAAGACTTAAATACTACATTAGGAGTATTTGTTGGTAAACAGTTAGATTATGTACAGAAATTAGGTCTAATTGAGAAAACAAGTGATGGGTATTATAAAAATAAATTCTTACCTGTAAGTTCTATTAATGATAGAGCCAATAAGTTATCTAATGATATTGCTACATTAGCAGGAAAGGAAAATGAACTAAATAGAAACCATATAGCAATTTATGACGCTATTTCTACATTTACTGTTAACAATTTTGTATCAATGTTTGAAACAGAAAAGATCCTGTATAAAGATGTAGCATTCTTTAAGAATTATCCTGATGTGTCTAAACGTCTTGCTGGTACATTATCAACTGGTGATAGACCTAGAACAGACTTCTCTGATCCTAATCATATAATGAATAAGGTTGCTAGATACAAACAAGGTAGATATAATGTAGCAGGATTGAAAGATGTAGAATTGCGCACTAATCAACCAAAAGAATTATATAAGGCAATCTATGATGCATATGTAAGGGAATTAATGGAAAACTCTGGTAAATATACCAAAGAATACATTGATACTGCATTTGAATCTGGTGACTTATTTAACAATGAAAGTATACCACAAGGTATCAAAGATAAGGCTAAAGAAAGTACAGAACGTGACTTGTCATTGTATGGTGATATCAAGATGAACAAGGATGGTAATATAGAAGTTAATGAAGAAGAAACTCCAATTAACCAAGCTGATGCATCTGTATACTGTTCACCTACTATGTATAAAGCTATCTTAGCTAGTCAAGGTTTATTAGATCCTAAAGTAGAAGAAGCCATCGATTATGTAGAACAACATGCTGATGATTTGGGTGATATTAGAAAATATGTAAATACATTATCTGCTGTATTATCTCCTAAAAAGATGGTATACTTTGGTAATGAAATACTTCAACCAATACCCGGTGAATTCATTAATATGCCTATCTTTAATAAGATGGCTATATTTCCGTTATTCAAAGTGCTTGCTACCGGAGATTTAAGAGTGTTATATGATAGGATGAATGATATTAATAATCCTATTGATATGTTTACTACAAAATCCGCAGTAAAAGTAGGTAATATCAAAGAGTATGATTTCTATACAGATGCTACTCAAAATGAAATAACAGAAGAATTCAAAAAGGATGATAAAGGAACCTATTCTAAACCCATTGTATATAGACAACAGAATTTTGGTAACTTACTTAATCAGATGCCTATTGAAGCCCACGATGCTGAAAAGCGTATGTTGGTTACTCAGGCTATGAAAACAGTATTCTCAAACATTAGATTAGATGGAGACTATATAATCCCTTCTAGTAGTGGTGTAGATCAAGATGTTACTGGTAGAAAAGGTAAGAAAGTTAGCGGTAGACAACTGGTTAAATTAGCAATGGATGCTATTGACAATCTATCAGATAGAGGGCTCAACAGAATTCTTAAAGACTTACATGCTGAAAAGAATGAAGATGGCACATATTCTTTTAAAGATCTGCAAGGTATATCTGATAAGTTAGTAAGAGATATGATATCCTCTAATATGGATTCTGATATTATCGATCAGGTTACTCTTGATGAAACTGGTAATTTTAAGGTTCCATTGTCTGCTTCTCCTGTAGCTAAGCAATTGGTTACAAAGATTATATCCGCAGTAAACAAAGAGACTGTAGATATTAATTTGCCGGGTGGTACATTTGTACAGATGTCTTCATTTGGTTTAAAATCTATTGATAAAATAAAAGCTAGTGAAGCTGGTCAATATTCTAAGTACCAAATTAATAATGGTGAAAGACTTAAACTAATTGCAGATGATAGATCTATGGAATGTGTTATTTCAATAAATCTATTGAAACACATAATCCCCGGATATGAAAATATGTCATTCTTACAAGCTAGGCAGTGGTTAATAGATAATAATATAATTGGTCCAAATGCTTCACCATCTGCAATGGCATATCGTGTACCTACTCAAGGTATGTCTTCTATTGCTGCATTAACCATTAAAGATGTAGTAATGTCTCAAGCAGGAGATATAATTATACTACCAGATGAGTTTACTGCAAGAACTGGTTCTGACTTTGATATTGATAAGTTATTCTTAACAAGATATAATTATACTTCTCGTAGAAGTAATAAACCCGGAAGAGAGGCAACTAAAGATGAAATAGAATTAGCATTAAGTGGGTTTAATGAATATGCTGATGAAATCTTAGCTATCAAGGACGGTGAACCTATTACAAGAAGGTCTACACAGAATATGGCAGCATTGGTTAATGATTACCTTAAGAGTAAGAATTCTAATGTTGTGTACGATATTACAGATGCAACTTATAAAGTTTACCCGTATATATCTTCTAAGACAGAATTTGATTATAATAAACCAATGAATGAACAATCTCAGGGGGCTATAGAAAACCTATTGATTGATACATTTATGGCTTCATTACTTGATTCTAAGAATACTCATGATACTACTAGACCATTGGACGTTCCTGTTAATATCATGAAAAATGGTATTGTAAAGAAGTATTTCCCTGATAAAAAGAATGATATTGCTTTGTATGAATATACAGAAGAATATCAAGATACTTTAAAGCAAGACTTTGCTGATAGTAAAGGTGGTATTGGACCATTCGCATTAAATAACCCTCACCATGTATTAGGTCAGTTAGTTGAATTAGTAATGCAATCTCCAGAGTACTTACCAAATATAGGTAACTTGCATAAAGTTAGTGGTGTAGATGATATTCATATTCTAGACTGGTTGTCTGCATTGATTAGTGCTCACGTAGACGTTGCTAAAGATAACTATATTATTAAGCTTAATGTAAATGGGTTTACATATAATCTTACTAACTTCTTATTGAGAAATGGCGTAGGTAAGAATACTATGTATTTTGTTTCACAAGAGATTATGAAAGATCTTGCAAATGATTATATACAGAGTAGAGGAGTCTATGCTATAGATAATACTAAACCATTTTATAGAAGATTCCAAGAGAAGGAAAAAGCAGTATATGATAAATTTGTTACTAAAGCAAAGAGCTTGGCTAAATCCAATGAGGATAAAGAAAACCTTGACTTATTACTTAAGAATGAACAAGTTACAGATCAAGTATTGTTTGAAATTCCTGAACAAGGAAAATTAGGTTATTTAGAAAATCTTCTTCGTAAAGCTAATGATAAAGAAAAAGATTTTGACTATTACTATGGACAAATTCTCGTATATAAATTATATAAGGAACTAGAGCCTATGGCTCAGGCAATGTCTGATCTTGTAAAAGCTTCTCAGGTGGATACTAAGAAGTTTGGTAAGAACTCTATTGAAATGAGAACCTTCCTACAAAATGTTGCTGATTGTTATACTAGTCCGTATTTCACACCAGAAATGGTTAATAAATTCTTTAATGAGACATTCTTACAAAAGAAGATAGATAATAGTATTAAGTTCACATTAGATTTACTTGGTAAAATTAATATACAATCTTCTGATGAGTATTATAGAGTATTCAGATCTCTTATTAATGCTAGTGGATTTTCCAAAGTAAAGGACAAACAGGCTGTAACAGCATTTACTAATGCTATTGATTCTTACTGGAGAGCTTATTCATTGTATGATAGTACTAGTAGTCCATTAATTAATAGTATGAAAGAGTTGAGAGATCTATTTATTGGTCCTAATACTATTGCTAAGAGAATTAATAGGATTAAAACTGATATTATCTCTGATGCTGCTTCTAAAGGTGGTAAATACCCAATTATTTCTGTTACTAATGGTAGAATTAGTAATCTATTCCTTAATAGTATTACTGGTGTAACTGATACTACAGGCAAAGCTATAGATTATATTCGTTTAGATTATTCAGATGATATTAGTTCTAATGCTAGTAGACAGATTAGAGAATACTGGCAAGAATTATTAGATAGTGATAATCAAGAACTACATGATTTAGCTTATGATTTAGTTAGATATGCAGTATTTAGTGGTCATGGTACTAAACATTTGAATTCTTTGTTTGATTTCATACCTACTAGAATATTGGATGAACTTGGTTATTATGAGACTGTAAGAACTTTAGAGGAAAATATAAATGATTTCTCCAATTTGTTTACTCCAGATGATGTGGATGAAATCTATCGTAATAACTGGCAGGATAATAACATGGTTCCTGTAATAAATACGAATACTAGAGGTATTTATATTCATAGAGAGAAAGTTGGTAATAGGTTAGTTCCTGTAGCCATTAAAGGCTCTTCTAGAAGATATGTTTGTAAAGATGATACTGATGTTCCATTGTATCACCCATATGTTAAAATGAGAGATAACAATGCTACTGGTGGATATAATCTATATAAATATGTTGGTACATTTATTAAAGATGATGGTAAAACCAAAACATATAAACCATTGTATATATTAGTAAATAAGAAAGGATTTAGACAAGGTGGTAAAGGGTTTGTATCTGAATACTTGTCTCCATATACTACTGGAAGTAAATATATATCTAGATTCTCTATTATTCCGGGTAACAATGTTGCTCCGAGATTTGCTAAATACGATAATAACTTCTTAGAGGATATTCCAGATATTATTAATAATGAGATTGTACCAAAAATCAACTCACAAACTAATAAGGTAAGTGGTAAACCATTAAGCGGAGTATTCTATTCAAGAAATACAATTGATTATATGTTTAGTACTGTTGAAAGTGATGCAGCACCATTAGTAGATACTAGTATGGATGAAAATGGTGAGGTAATAGAAAATAATATCGAGCAACCTTCTACTTCTGAAAATGAACAGACTGAACAGACTGAACAAACCAATGAGTTTAATAATGAGAATGAATTTTCTACAGATGAAATGAATCATTGTATAAATAATCATAATGAAAATAATTTGTCCTAATTTAAAAAATAAAGAAGTTGCAAGAGAATTTGAAGAATTAAAAAATGCAACTAGTGAAGCAGCGGCTTATCATATATGGTCGCAGAACAATGGTAATGGCATAGATAAGGCTCCCAATGGGGAGCCATCTAAGCTCTTTTCAGACCTTTTAGAGCATTATAATGGTGATAGAGTAGCTGCTATTCAAGCTAAGGCTAGAACTTATTCTAAGAGTTTTAAAGAGTGGTTTGGTGAATCCAAAGTAGTAGATGAAAATGGTGAACCTTTAGTAGTGTATCATGGTACTGGTATACCTAATAAAATTGAAGAATTTAAATCTAAAAACAATAAAATATGGTTTACAGATAAATCTACGGCTCAAGCATATGCTAATTTTGACCAAGATATGCGTGATGAAGTAGGATTAGATAGTTCAAATAATATATATCCTGTTTTTCTTTCTATAAAGAATCCAAAATATTTTGATAATGTTAGTTATACTACATTAGAAAATTTTGAATCAACTAATAATGATGGTATGATTGCTACGAATGTTTCAGATTATGAAGGGTCTCAAGAACAAATTGTAGCATTTAGCCCTAATCAAATTAAATCAATAGATAACCAAGGTACATTCTCTACTCAGGATAATAATATATATCTAGCAGATAGTAACTCAGAAAACATAAGTCAGTTAAAATCTATGCAACCCTATAGTAATAGTAAAGAACTATTAGATAATATGGATTCTGAAATGGCTACTGTACTTAATGATGTTGCTAATAAAATAGATATGCAACCTGTATCTATTGAATATACTGATAGATCATTAAATGAAATTTATCCTGAAGCTACTTATTGGACACCTGCTATATATGATAGAAACTCTAATACTATTGTAGTAAATAGAAATGGTGATATCAGTAGATATGGTTCATTAGAGAATGTGTTATTACATGAAATAGCTCATGCTATTACTCTAGATTCATTAGCTTCAAATACTGAAGCAGCGAATGAACTTAGAAAAATTCAAAAAGAATATGCAGAAAAGTATGAGGATCATGCTAGTAAGAATGTATATGAGTTTGCTGCAGAGCTGTTTTCTAATCCTGAGGTTATTCACAATATGTTTGACTTCCCTGCTACAAAAGGAGAAAAAACATTAATTCAAAAAATTATTGATTGGTTTAAGAGATTATTTGGTAAAAATACTACTCATCAAGACTTAATTAATAAAATAGTAGATAATGTTATTGAATTTAATGCATATCAAACTCTAGAGCAAAGAGAAGATTCTTATGATTATATACCAGATGTTTTACCAGCAGCCAGTAAGCGTGAAGAAATTGCTTCTATTAAACTTAGATCTGTATTCTCTGATATGGTTAAGACAGCAGAGAACCGTGTAGCTTCTCTAAGATACAATGTCATAGAAGATAAATTTGATAGAAATGAAAACTTACGTAATGATAAGTTACTATCCAATCTTAGAAGTATTCAGAATTCTATAACAGATGTGGAAGGTGTCAATAACATTACGAATTTCCTTAATGGTAGTCTGGAGTATGTAGACAATGTGATATACAGTCTAGATGAGGCAGAAAGGGTAATCAAAACTATTGATGAGAAAATAAGTACTGCACAGATAACAAATGACACTGAAGAACTTACTAAACTAAGAACTGCTTTAGATAATTTTGGTGCTGAGTATTTATACCCACATGAAAGTAACTTACGTAAACTCTATAATGAGCTAAATACAGAATTTAATAGGAATATCTATGAAAATATATTAGGTACTAATGAATTTGATAATATATTATCTGTAGTAGATGGATTGATTAGAGAATTCTCATCTAAAAAAATGATAGATAGAGAAAACATTGGTTATATGTATGGGAACTCAGTTAGAAGAACAGTAGAAAAGTTCTTGCGTACTGAAATGGAAGAAGCTAAAGATCCTAATATAGATAGAGCTCTGATAAACTGGCTTACTTTTGATGGTGATTTAAATTGGTATCATAGATTCTTTGCTACTCCTGTAAACTCACCTAAATTTGTTATTAAACTATTAAGAAAAGTTGTTGGTGATGTTAACTCTATGACTCATAAACAGGTTTATCGTAAGTATGCTGAATTATATAATGCTGCTAAAGATACAAGAGACCATAAACTTTTATTTGAAAGAGACGTAGATGGTAAAAAGACTGGATATTTAATTAGAGATCGTAGGTATGGTGTATATCAAAATAACAAATATAAGTTTAGAAAGGATTGGCTAAAGAATCATAAATTAGCTAGTATTGATGAGCTTAAACTTAATCCTTCTCTATGGATACAATATCAAAAAGATTATAATGATTGGAAGTCTGAGAATTGTGAAAGAAAATATACACCAGAGTTTTATGCTATCTTTACTAATCTAAGTATGGAAGCTAATATGGCTCTATCCGAAGTAAACCTCGAGATAGATAATATATTAAAACCATATAGAGATAGCAGTACTAATAAACCTAGATTTGAGAGAATGCCTATAGATGAATATCAAAAATATATTAGGTTATTAGAGAAGAAAAGAAATCTTGCAAATCCTTATGATCCTGTTACTGGGGAATTAAAACCAGAAGGTAGTGTAGAAGCACAGATAGCTGCTGAACTTACAGAAGCTTATGCTAAACTACAAGAAGGGTTAGAGTCTAAAGTAGATATGGACGCTTTCCTAGAAGAAATGGAAAGAATGAAAAATATCGAAGGATATACTCCAGATGGAAGTGATACATTATACAGTGCTTGGTTAGAGCGTAATACTAGATGGGAGCTTACGGATGAATTTAAAGAAAAGATTTCAAAGCAGAATAAAAAAGATTATGGTGAAATATATGATAGATTATATCAAGCTAGATACAATCTATTGAGATTATATAGAACTGATAAATTTGAACCAGATTATACTAGAATGCCTCAAGCAGTTAAGGATAAAATTAAAGAGCTTGATATAGCAATGTATAATGTGAGAAAACGTACTAAAAAAACTGGTAGTAGTGTTAGGTTATTTAAATCTGAACTTAGTGATCTAGCAAAAGAAAATGGAGGTAAAAGTGCTGTATCACCTGACGATATATGGGTAGACGATAAAGGCGTAAAACACTATGCTTCTTATATGACCAAAGTAATACCAGTACGTCAACAGTACATGCATAGAGTACCCAATAGCAATTGGGCTGAAACATCTGAGGAATCTAGGTTCTATAATAAAAACTACGATAACAGTATACCAGAGGCAGAACAACCTAAATTATCTATTAAAGAATACGATAACAGAAAGGCTTATAATGCTGTAATGAGAGATCCAGCTCTAGTTAATCTTAGAAATGTTATTCTAGATGTTATGAATGAGGCTAATGATAAAATTACTCACTCTAATTATAAGAATAATTATAAGTTACCACAAATTAATGGTAATATCTTTAATTACTGGGGTAATAAAGGACTTATTACAGGTACAAGAAACTATATGGTAAATGCATTCGGTATTCAACCAGATGATGAGATACATGGAGTGAAAGTAGAAACTAGACCTAATGGTACAGAGATAAATATTATGCCTACTATGTATACTACTATGCTTGCTGATCCTGCTTCTGGTACTAATGATTTGATTGGTGCTATTGCTAAGTATTACAGGATGGCTTGTAATTATGAAAATAAAAAGAAAGTGGCTCCTCAATTAAATCTATTAGATAGTTTAATTACTAATGCAGGTTCTATTAGACAAAAAGGTTTTACTAAACCAGCTGCGAGTAGTAAATTAGCAGATGCAGTTCATACTTATATAGGTTATCATATTTATGGTAGACGAGATATATTACCTGAAGTAACATTAAAAGGTTATAAGATTTCTTTAGATAAAGTATTTGAGCATTTTTCAAGATGGGGTAGAGATATTGGTTTGTCTTGGAACTTACGTTCTGCGATATCTGGTGGAGTTGCTGCATGGAGTTTTTACGCTAATGATGCTTTTGTTCGTAAACATTATAATATGCATGATTTCACGATTGCAAATGGTATTTTAACAAAAGAACTAATTAGCTTAAAAGCTGCTAGTCAATTTGGTAAGAATCAAGCTAATAATAAACTTGTAGGTGCATTAGAATATAATGGTCTTACTTTTAATCAAGAAGAAGATTTATCTAATACTAATAGATGGAGAATAGGTAGAATGATTACTAGAGCTACAGAACCATACTCTGCTTTTAAGTTAATGTCATTTTTACCTAATAGCGCGTTTGCTATTTCAGTTTATCTAAACTATAGGTTAATTCGATTAGAAGATGGGCAATTACATTTTATTTCTGAGAACGATTTTCTAGATAACCATTTTCTTAATAAGTCTATAGAAGAGCGTAAGGCTATGTATAGAAATGCTAAGGATAATCTATGGAATGCATATGAAATGAAAGATGGGTTTAGAGTAAAATCCAAGTATGCACCATATGTTACTGCAGAACTAGAAGAAGAAGTTACTGCTAAGTTAGGATCTATATCTAGTCATGCTGAAGGTATGGTCGAAGAAGCAGATAAGAGCGGTGTTCACTTATTGCCAGCTCTTAGTACTATACTTATGTTCCGTGCTTTTATTCCAAAAAATATAGAAAATACAATATCTCCAATGTACTGGAATTACCAGACAAAAGAGCTATCAATGGGAACAGCATCGGCATATTTCTATGGATGGAAATACGGATCTGATAGAAAGCTTATTAAACTCTTAAGAGTACTCACTGGAAGAAATGATGAGAAGTTAAAAGAATTACAAGAGCAATATCCTGATGTAGACGTAAAGAAACAAATAGATTTACATATTAGAAGGTTTAATGCTCAAATGTTCACATACTTCTTCTGGCTAACTATATTTAATCTATTTGGAATGGGTGCGGATGATGACGATTATTGGTTTACTCAATTCTTACGATTAGAATTAAAGAAGATTTCATTGGAATCTGGTTCTAGATATAATGCAATGGATATATTCGATATTCTTAACTCTATTACTCCATTAACTCAAACATTTGAAGATATTAATAGAGTAATTAATCCATTATCCTACTTAAGTAGTAGAAAATATGAAGAAATTGAAAGAGGCGCTTATAAAGGATTAAAGGGATGGCAAAGAGATTTTATTAAAGTTATTCCAATACTCAATACCTATTATAATATGAAGAATCCACGAGAGAAACTAAATGATATGATAAATCGTATTGGATAAACAAAAAAGGGATCGTTTCACAACGACCCCTTTCTTTTTTCAAACAATTAAGTTTTGGATACTAAAATCCAAGGCAATTTATATCTTCAAGCAATGTTGGCTCTTGAACATCTTGTTGTTCAGCCATTTGCATTATAAATAATTCTTCTTTTACTGTTAACGTTACTTCATCTTTCATAATACCATCATTTATTCTAGCACTTGAACTAATAAACATATTCCTATTAGTAAATTGAGTAATATGCTCTTTTACTTTAATAGGTAGTAGATGATAATATCTATTGTTTATTGCGTATATTAGTCTATTATGCTTCTGATTTACTTTAAATATGAAGACGGTATGATAATCTATATCTCCTTTATATCTATAGTGACCTAAATATAAACTATGCTGTTTATATAATTTACATAAATTTATATATTCAGTATATGATAAACCTGCATAACTTATGTGCAGGTTTTCTTTTATAAAATAGGTAGATAATTTCTTTAATATAATATTCGAATAACATTTATTAAAGAATAGAGATACTATCATTTCCATCATACACTTCTGATCCATCTCCATCGTAATACTCTCTAGAGTGGTCCCATAAATCGTTTTGTTTATGCCAGCATATTCTTCTGATAGTTTCTGATATTATTGTAAGTCTTTCTTCTATACATTCTGGAGTAAAGTTAATAACTCTAACTTCATATCCATTATTACTTTGGATAGCAATGATATAGGTTTCTTTTGTGTATTCCTCTATATCTATATTCAGTTCGTACTTAAAGTACCAATGAATTGCTAACCAATAGTAAGCTAATTGTCTTCTATAGTCATACTCTTCGATAGAATGTTCAAAATTCCATACATCAGCAGTAGTCTTTAAATCTACTAATGTAATCTTCTTTAGAGTATGGTCTATCATTAGCCTGTCTAACAGGGACTTACAAGATAAATGATAGTTTTCGTAAGCTTTTGGAAATTCCCAATTTATGTGGAACTCGTTGTTTTGTTCGCAGGTTTGCGGTTGTTTATATAACAATTCATTTGCTTTCTTATGATCCTGAATATTTTGCTTAATAGTTTTTAGCATATTCAGATCAGCAAACGAAATAGATTTCAATTCAGTTTGCCGTTCAGTCTTAAGATACTCTATGTAGTTTTCTAGCTTTTTAGCCATTTCTTTAGCTTCTGAGAGTATTTTTTCTTCACTCTTACCTTTTGTACTATAGGCATCAGAATAAGCCTTTATAAGGGCTAAATCTGGGTCAATTTCTACAGTACCAACTAGTTTATCAGCAAATAACTGCTGTTGTTTACTACTTGGAGTTTCAAAGTCTAGTATTCGATAATGTGCCCAAAATTCTTCAGGTTGAAGAATATACATATGTATCATTGTTCCTTTATCTAAATAACTAGCTTTAAGACCTTCAGCGTTTCCTTCTAGCATATCTTTTAGATATTTTGGACCTTTCTTTAAGAACTGCCCTAAATTACTATTAGATATACGAGAATTGTCATCATAGTAAGGTATACTTAAATCCATATTATTCCTCTACATTTTCTGATTCCTCCTCGTCCTTTACTGGACCCAAATCAACAATCAGATCATATTCTTCTAATACGTTTTTATTTTCCATCAGTTAACTGTTTTATTTGTTTAATGCATTCGTTTACTTCCTTATGATTATGAACAATAAATAAATGATATTGTTCATCTAAACCTGATTTAACTAAGTTATACTGAAATAATTTCCACTTATAAGGAAAGACATCATTAGGTCTACCTTTTGCTTCAATTATAAAGTTATTACCTACAAAATCTGGAGTATATGTCATAGGACGTATCTTTTTGTCTTTAAACTGAAAACTAGGGACTAGCTCAAACTTTATAGGCTCGTACTCAGCTTTCAGTTTATTTTCTTTTAGTGCTTTATATGTATATACTTCTAACTTACTTCGAAATTTAATATTATCGAAGACAGTTGGAGTCGCATTTATTACTTTCTTGTTTTGACTCTTTTTCTTTTTCATCTAAGATTTGTTTTAATAGTTTCTTAAACGAAAGAAGATTAAGTATGTTGCTAATGGTACAACATAAAACAATAAAGGATATTAAAGCTACTAAATTAACAGTAATTGTAGCACTAAGCAGCTCGATCATTAAGTGCCTCCTTTAGTTTCTCAAGTTCTACAATCAAGGTTTCTAACTCTTGTTTAGTATTTAGCAGTTCCTCATCAGTAAGTTTAGTATTATTATTGTTAACTATACCTAATTTTTCACTGATTTTATCAATGATTGAATAATCAAATACAGCTACAGCAATACCAAACAAATACATACAAAACATACTAATAAGAAACGGAACAGTAAATATCATACCAATACCAAACCGAATACCTTTCCAAATATTTTTTAATACTTTCATAGTGTTTTATTTAACCAGTTTTTAATAACTTCAAAGCCATTATTCTTAATAGCATCACTAATATCTTTACTTTGGAATTTCTTATGTACTAAGAATCCATTTAAGCCTGTTTTCTTGCTTATTTTACGCATATTTCTGACTCCTGCAGGATCTCTATCGAAACATACTAAGATACGTTTAAAACGCTTCTTTAGTATGTCTAAAATATTATCTGGAATAAATGTACTTTCTGATGATGGAGATATTGCATCATAACCCATTTCTTTTAAACACATTACATCTTTAAGAGACTTAGTTATGATTAATAGTTCGCCTTTCTCAGGAAGTTGTTCTAATCCTTGAATATCGTATTCAGTAAGATTATTACGCCATTTAGTGTATTTATCAGCTAAAGGTCTATAAATTTTAAACTTATCATAAACCTTATATGCATACATTGGACTTTCATCCTTATAAATACCCTTTACAATTCCATCACATAAATAGTATTTAATACTACTTACATTATATTTCTTTAGTGTATCTAGAGTAATACCAAACTGTTGCCAAAATGCTTTATCAACATTAGTGAATTCTTGTCTTACTACTCCAATTACGGTTTCTTCAGACTTTTCATATGCTTTAGTACTCTTTAAAACAGTATTATTCTTTATATTCAGATCTTTCACAATCTGTTTTAGTAGTTCATTATAATTAGTTATGCCAGTATATTCTTGCACGAATCTAATTACATCTCCACAAAGACCATTACCATGATCTTTAAATAACAGTTTGCCTGTTTTCCTACTTCTAAATATTCCAAATGAAGGATTCTTATCTTCTCTAAATGGACTATTGTAGATATAACCTATTTTAAATTGTCCTATATAACGTGCATATATGTCATACTCTGTTACTCTAGATAAAATATAATCTAAAGTAATAGGATCCTCTTTTTTAATTCTCTTAGAGTCGTACATAATATAGCAATTTTAGTGAGAGTAGAGGACTTGCACCTCTCCTTAGGTAAAATACCGGGCTATTCACACATCTGCTTATCCTCTACTAGGATTATGTGCTTACTCTCTTTTTGTGTGAGAGGGGGATTCGAACCCCCATGCTAGTATGTATTAACTAGCTCCAATCTAGGTATTCTGTCGTCCTTTTCAGACTTTGTATTTCTTTACCAGACAGTACATCCACTTACGTGCGATAATACCTATTCCTCATCCCCATGATCAGTTTCAAAAAGTTTCTTAATTTTTTCAATTTTTTCCTTAGCACCTTCTTCGCATAGGCATTCTCCTGAAGAGATATAAATATCAGATTTAGTACTTTTTCTGGTTTGTCTAGGAACATGACCTAGCCCCCAGCCACATTTAAATTTAGCAGTCCAAAATCTGAACATATGATATCTAAAAAACCAAGGAGATACACATGTAAGCATAGTAGGTAGTATTAAAGGATCTTCAAATCGTTTAAACACTACTTCTACTAATAGATACTCAATATGCTCTTCTTTGTAGTAACCTAACGATTCTACTTCAGCAAATGTTGAAATCTGCACACGATAGCCTTGAGATTCTAAATAATCTGCAAGCTTTAAAGCAGTATAAGATTTATAAAGCATATCTTTTGCAGATATTGCACAACATTCACATATTCCTACATGTAGTTTAATGAACTTACCATTTTTATCTCCTCCAGTTCTTTGTCTTTTCCTAAGAGATGGTAATCCTTCGATAAACCTATCGTAATTCATATCGTCTCCATCATTCTCATCATACTTGTAGTTAGTCTTTGATCCTCCAAATATCAGATCTTCATCTAACTTTCCAAGTTCATCTAAACCTTCTTTATAAAAGTATTTAGATTTTTGAATCTCTTCCTTAGTTAGTCCTACCCATTTAGGATCATCTACTCTAGATACTTCCTTATATTTATCAGGACTACCTGTGTCTTCTTGAACTTCACACTCAGTGTAAAATTTGTCGAGATTATCAAAATGTGTCTCCAGTCTTTTACCCATGTCACGCTGCTTTTTTAATTTCGGATTTAGTTTCAGATACTTGTAAAAAACGAGTTGAAAAATCTAGCTCTTTACTGACCATTTCCTTCTCAGAATCAGTCCAGTTAGTAATCAACATCTCTTTCCAATTCTTAAAATAAGCCTTCTTCATAAGGTGTCCAGACTGAATCATACGCGTAGATGCAACTCGGCGTAGATTACACTCTTTGATTATCTCACGAAGTTTCCATACGTAGTTTACTACATCAGTATCATACTGACTTTCATAATCTACAGAATAGTTAACTTCTATAATGCCACCGGTGAATCGGTCAATAGTAGATGCGTCTAATTGATTGTTAGCCACATACTGTCGACTCGCACCATTACCAAACGTATTAGAAGTAGCAATGATGATACACTCGGGGTGACGACATACTAAACCGGTAGTAGTCTCAATCTCACCGTTAGCAAGAGCAGCATTTAATACTTGACCTACTGCAGGGTCTAATGCAGTCATCTCATCAATCAAGATAACAGATGGCTTAGCATAATATTCTGCAAACTTAGTAGATTCTCGAGTAGGATACTTATAACCTACGAATTCTGTCGCAGAAGTACCAATACCACAAGAAATACATAAGTATGGAACATTAAGTTCATTTGCAACATTACGAGCCATAGTAGATTTACCACATCCTGCAGGACCTACCATCCAAATGTTTCGCATACCAGCCTCAATAATTTTCTTTAATTGTTCCTCTGGCTCCATTTTGGATAGATCAACATACTTAGCTTCTTCAGCTAAACGTTTCTTTTCGTCCTCTAACTTCTGTTTAAGTTTTTCAAGCTCTTTACGAAGTTTATCCTGAAAATCACTAGCTTTACGCATAGTAATTCCAGAAGCGGATGTTTTAAATTTCTCGCCTTTGTTGTTCATAACAGTATATTTAGTTCCAAAGCGAGTATCCTTCTCTATGACTTTCCAAAAATCTATCGGTTTTGTACGTTTGTTTTTACCGTTTTCGTCTTTGACAGTAGTAATAATACTACCAAAAAACTCATCACCAACCTCTAGATCTTTTGGTTTCGTTTTAGTAGTAAGATTGTCTCCAATGCCACCAGTAGACTCAGACCCTTCACTATTTAACATCTTCTCAGATGCTTCTTTGAACATTTTTTCAAACTCAGTTTGTTTGCCGTCTTTAACAAACTGTTGCATCATTTGCAAAAACGGGTGCTCTAAGTCATCGTGTCCCTTCGCATTACCACTAATCTCACCATTTTTTACTGAATATTTTAAGTCTGTTAACTTTGATTCTATCTCTTGAATATCTAACATAATAAATTATTTTTTGAGGTTAATAAAAAAGGGAGAGTAACTTTTGTTACCCCCCCCCCCAATTTAATTGGTTATATAAATGTTTTTACCTTTTTTAGAAAGGCAAATCATCCTCATTATCGTTACTTGTTGTAACGTCAACGCTTTCTAATGTACCATTTACTACTTGGAATGGATTAGCATTTTGTTTCTCAACATCAGCTACAATAGGCTTTTCGAATAAATCAATTCCTAACTTAGTAATCATTGATTCACCAGCATCTACTGTAGACATAGGCTCAATAAATGTGTATTTCGCATACTTTGGAAGTGTGGTATAACCTTTATCATTATAGACAACTTTTACTCTTAAGGCTTTATCCTTAATGTTATCTGCAGACAAAAGTCCTACTACCCATTTAGCATACTCTTTGAAACTTTCACCTTCAAATTGCAACTTATCCTCATCATAGAAGCACTCTAAAATCTGCTTTACACGAGAAAATTGCTTATCACACTTTAACTCAAACTCATCCTGAGTAAGCTCACCGAAACTTGTTTTCTTTCTCGGTTCCCACTCAGTGTGAGTCATAATCCTACCTTCTTTTTCGAACTTAAATTCGATAAAACTGTTATCTTGAATTGAGGTTTCATATCTAACTCCAATTAAATGGACATTATCATGAATACCTGCACTTAAAAATGCTACATCGTTTTTTACAATCTTTTTTGCTCTGCTAGAACTGTACATATACGTATATTTTAATCATTATTAGGCAAATAAATTCTATCCCAATAGGTAACTAACTTACCTTCGTTATCACTTTCAGCAATAACAACTTTCTGGCCTCTAAGATGAGGCGCTCTCGCTTCTACTATATTGTTTTCTCCACCTTGAAACGAAATTAATGTCTGGTTTTTCTTTCTATAGACGTAGCCTATAGCATCTGCTTCTCCACAGATAATATCACTAAGTCTTCCAGCAAGATCAAGCTGCATTTCAGATAGTTCTTCACCATCCTTATTGACTAATTTATCTTTAGTATGACCTACTAAAATAAATTCTTCACACAACTCTCTAAACATATCGATAACTTTTCTAACAGCCTGTCTGATATAAAACCACCCAGCACCATTAGGCAACATTCGAACATCTCCTCTATAGGACTTACCCATTGGAGTCTGTTGATAAAGAGTTAGAGCATAACTTAACGTTATTTCTTCTAATCTTGTTGCATTATCAATAGTTATATGCTTATAGAAGAAGCCATTACATTCTTTATTCTTTTGACGAATAGCCGCAGCAATTTCGCCTAAATCATTTACGTTTCTAGCTTGAACACAGAGAGAATCTAAGAACTCAGCTCCTCCCTCTAAGTCAATGATTAAATTTGAATCTAATTGACTTGCTATAGTAGTTTTGCCCGATTTTGGTTTACCAAATAATATTAAGAATCTTGGATTCTTTACTTTGGCTTTAACTTTTTCAGTAGGTAATACTATCATAATGAATAGATATTAACTTACTGTGATTTTGATACGATATGATAAGATTTGTAAATACTGAAAATAGTAAGTATATGTTATTTTTAAAAAATTACTCGATCACAAAAATTTCGATAATAGTAATAGATACACTAAGAATTGTTGTTTTTCTCTCCGAAGTCAAACTGTTAAAAAAGCTACGGTTTGCATTAAACGGAATAACAGTATCTCCAATCTGTACAAAATCGCTAAAGAAATTAGCCGGAATACCGTTAATCAATGCTTCATAACTATCATTACCATAATAATTACGATATGCATTCATTCGATTTACAGCGTTCTTCCAAGCTTCGTATACATCAAGATCACGTTGAATCTTCTTATAGCGATAGTTACTATCGAACAACGGACTCTTTTTCTTTTCTACAGTAAAAGGAAGAAGATAAAAAGGAGTCGAACTATTATATGAACTCCGACACGGAGTCTGATAATACGGAGTTAAACCCATTGCTTTATTAAACAAGCTTTGTGTATAACTGCTTACAGAATTATTACTGGTTGTTGTTCCAAAGTAAGAAGAATTGTTGTTGGATTTACCAAAAGAGAATATATAATCTTTCATATCAGTCTTTTTTTAATTGTGAACTAAGTAGGGTTTAGTTCCATGCCTCTTTCAATTTCGATAATATTGTTGTGTGCTAGATCATTTTCGAAATCAAGAATTGCTAATTGTCCTTCCCTATTCTTTAGAATATGGAGATATATCTTGTTTTGTACTGGGAGTCGATGAGGTCCGTACACTGCAAAGCCTAACGTTTCTGGACGGGCGATTACAAGTACAACATCACTTCCTTGAAAGATAGCATCAGCGGAAGAAATGTCACTACGCATTGGGTAATGACATGTTGGGTTATTAATTCGATCAGGAGACTCAATGTTCCTGTTCATTTGTGAGAGCTGAATTATACTTGTGCAACCTACTTTTTTTGCATTTATAAAACAGTTCTGTAAATCTCTAATAATATTTAAAGCACTTTCATCACTTCTACCTCTTACTAGCAGTGTATGATCTAGCATTACTACTAGCCATTTATCTTTAGCAAGAGTGTCTTGAAAATACTGTATCGTATCCTTAATCTGATCGACTGTAGCTGCAGAATCTACATAGTATATAGGAAATTTAGCAATCTGTTGTGCTTCTTCCTGTATTTTCTGAAATTCTTCATCACGAAGATCAAATTCAGAACTATATAATTCTGCAGTAGTCTTTCGCATTGAACTGCTTATCTTTCGACCTACTTGTCTACTTGATAACATTTCAAATGAAAAAGATAATACTATAACATCCTTATTAGGATTTAGACTAATTAAATCAGTTTCTAACATATTTGCAAATGAGGACTTACCTGATCCAGAGGCACCTACTATTGTATAGATACAACCTTGCTCTATGCCACCATTACACAATCTATTGAATTTCTTCCACCTTGTTCTAAGTGGTTCAATTTCATGCTTTCTACGCATATCAATATACTCTAAAGCTTCTTCTGTTACTTCAGAAATATGTTTGAATGGTAATGGTTTATATAAGTGTTGTTCCATAAGATGTTTGTTCATTTTGTTCAACACTACATTTCATTTGCTCGTCAAGTGCTTCCCATTCACATTGGGTAAGCCATTTCCACATTGTTTTCATATAACCCATACGACCGGTCATTGTTAATTCATTTTGCTGGAATTTTAAACATTCCATTAAATGTTCATGAGCTGCTCTACTCTTGCCTACGATAGCGTTATAACGCTTTCTACAATTGTTTTTATTGGCTCGTAAGAAGCTCTTTGTACCATCCGGTCTAATGACAACCTGTGGATATGCTTCATAGAATTCATCAAACATCGTAACTTTTCTTTCGATAAGCGATGTTAGAGTTTCAGTCGGAAGATAAACTACTGCTTTGTCTGAAACCTTTTTTTCTATGTAGCCTTGATCAATTAAATCTTGTATTTCTGTCTCGTTCACCAGACTGATAAGTGACAGGACATCTTTGATATTGGTTTGATTATTGCCTAATACAAGATTTAAAAATACTAGCTGATTAATAGTCAAATGCTCGATCTTGCCGAGCAGTTCTGTATCTAGTTCTAATATCATACACTTCTCCTTTCGTTAAAAGAAGTCTATGTCTTAGAGTATGATAATCTGTGATATTTTATGAAAAGTCCCATAGACTTAACTGTTGTGGCTTTAACTGATTAATAATCTTTGTAGCTTGTAGGATATAATAGTGATAGTTAATATTATAATCTTCAATAGGTTTATCTGGAGTAAATTTATTGTGTATAGTTACACCATACCCTTTCAACATACTCTGGTATTCTTTGATACCGTTTTCAGATTTCCATTTCCAAAGATATAAACCATTAGTACTAACATAGAATCTGTTAACTCTCTGCTGTACTTCTCCATTATATTCTACAGTCCATTGTTTGCCTGTTTTTTCTGCTTGTAGAAACTTACGAATATCTTTACAATTCATTATAGTATCTTTCACTGGAATACCATCTGCAAAATACTTAATAACTGCTTCTGGTATAATCTTAGGATTAAGACCTTTCCCAAGTAAGACATCAGTAATAAACATACCTTTTTTCTTGATAAGTTTACTATCTTTAGTTTCTTTGTATCCTTCTTTAATTGCAATATAATCATTAATTGCGAATTGATACATAGCTTCAAAACGTTCTTCTTCTAGTTCGAGTTTAGTTAGTTGTTCCCATCTAGTACATGCTTGCTTTACTTGTTGGTATTTGTCTTTCTTTAAAAGAACAAATAAACCATCAGTGTTTGCTTGTACTATTCTACATCCTAACTCGGATAGAGATTCTGCTAACATCAGTAATAGCAATTGTCCATTAATACGGATTTGCATTACTGCAAATGGACTATAACAAAAATTATGCTCGTTTTGTAAATTACCACTTAAACCATTTAACGCAAGTTTCAAAGTTTCATTTTTCACTTTGTTCCCATTTCTTTTTGCTTCTAGTCTTTCTGTTCTAATTTGAGAATAGACTTCTAGGAACTCTGGTCCTAAATGTTTAGGATAAAACTTATATTGTATTAGCATACTTGGATATAGAGAAGCAACGTCTATATCTATAAGCATTTCATCTTCTTTAGGTATAATAATCTCAGGATCATTTACTGAATGAATTCCACCTACTCCTACAGAATATCGTAGATTGTTAAATATAAATTTATACTCATAACCTTTTCTACCCGGAGAAACTACTTGTTTTTTCATTTCTTCAAGCATTTTATTTAGGATAGGAGACTTATATTTAACAAAAGGTAGTATAACATCTTTCAATGGAATTAAGCTCATTGGTGAACGTAAATTACGTATCTGCCACCAACTTTGTCCTGTTTTTTCTAGGTATTTCTGCGTGATAATTTTCATTCCAATATTCACACCATCTTTACTTAGGACTCTTACACCATATTCATCTTCAATAGCAATTCGAAGATCTACATCTTTCTTGCATCTATTTAATAACTCAGAAGTTGATTCAACATCATTTATATTATATTGAATCATTTCATCAAATAAGGATTCTGGCAATGGTTTAGTCCAATCATATACAAATTCTTGTACATTTGGATATTGCATAGTTACTTGCATTTCTTTCAGACCTACTCGTAACTGTGTAGAATATAACATGGTTAAAATATCAAATGATTCAAACCATTGTTGATATTTCCATTCTTTCCACGATCCTTCTTCACCTTCTTTACTATTTACAATAACCTTACTGAAATTATAAATAGAACTACAAATTCTCCAATACGGATGTAGTATAAGCTTTTCATAGTAATCTATCATATAGTTTACTATAGGATTATCATAATGAATATTATTATAACCTGCAAATATTATATCTGTATTGAATTGATAATCTGTAGTATAAGATTGGTTCCATGATCCTTCTATATTATTAAATTGTTTAAAAAACTTAACTAACTCTTCTAGTTGATTTTTTCTACTAGATATTTCAAATAAATGAATCTCATTAGTTTCAGTATTCTTCACAGCACAATGAAAGATATTTTGAAATACCTCAATATCATATACTAATACTGTCTTGTTTCTAATTTTCATGGTTGTGGTTTTAATCTTGTGGAAGAGTGCAGAATCGAACTGCCCTATATTGCATCGATATAGTACCTAGTATAGTTTATCAGGCTATTCCTCTTCCTTATGTGCGTCTTTCGACGCACTTTTTATGCCGCTGCAGCTGCTCTTTGAGAAGCTATACGACTAGTCAAGTAACCATCAATATTGTAATATTTACTGTTAATTGACTCAAGAATACAATGATCTAACGTCGGACGGTTATATACGAACGTTCCTACGTAGTCATCCTTGTAGAGATCACTATACATTCTGTGATAGTGATTCATCCACTTGTGTAATGAATCTTGAGAAATATTCATTCCTATAGGATCCAAATCTATACGTTCTTTATGTGTTTTGTCCTTAAATACATTAACACTAATGTAATAAGGATATGTTACAACCTTCTCTTTAGGCTCTAACTTACGAGGAGGTACCTTCTTTTTCTTGCCAGCATATTTAGACTGTTTCTCCTCTTTCTTAGCTTTACGCTTACTTTCCGACTCGAGGAAGTGCTTAATCTGCTTCATGACTTCCTCAGTCTGTCGAGCTTTCTGATTTTCGATACGCTGTTTCCTGTTAATACGCTTATCTATCAAACGTTGCTCTCGTTTAGAACTGCTTTCAAGCGATGCTTTTGCAGATTCGTATTGCTTATCTGACATAGATTTTCCGGAATGTTTACGGAACTGATTCAGATTTTCAATCTTCTCGTTAAGGATACGCTCAAAACGTGTTTCAGCTGCCTCATGTTTCTTTACTACAGCAAACTCACCAGCTAGTTTGCGTTTGCGATGTAATACTAAGCGCTGCTCGTTAGAGATTATTTTTACTCTATGTTCCTTGCGATTTTCCTTACGGTGTAGTTTAACTACTTCTTTGAAAGTTATACCTTTCTCTGCAGCTTCTTTCTTAAGAGCTGCTGTCTTCTCTTTGTTTGATATTGTTGTTTTCATTTCTTTAAATTTTTGATAAATTTACAATGTTAATTTGTAACGGAGTGTGTAAGAGAGATTCGAACTCTCACTTTAACAAAAATGTTACGTTCTACCATTAAACTATTACACTAATTTCTTTACGCTGCAGCTTTTGCTTTACTAAAAGACATATCAATTACTTTAGCATTCTTACGCTCAGTGTTCTCAAGCGAATGAACAGCATTGTAATCTAATAACTCTTTGTTAAGAGTATTAATCTTTATCGTAAGTGCCTCAGACAGATTCTTAATAAACCCTCGAGTTAGTACCTCTGTCTTCTTCATGCGTTTCTTTCCTACTTTCTTAATTATCTCAGGGTCCAGAGTAGGAACATGAGATAATTGCTTCTTAATCTCCTTAAGCTCACCTACAGCGAAGATAGTAGGATAGATTGAATCCTCTGGAAGATCATTAATGTCTGTAAAACCAAGGTTTAATGCTAGAGATTGTAGCTTAATCTCAATACGCTCTTTACATTTATCAAAGATACTATCTAATAGTACTTTCATATCGTAATTACGCTTAAATCCACGGAAAACTACATTTTCCATTTTAATAATGTTCCAAGTTCGAGTTATATCTGCAGATAATTTATCACGTTTTTCTATAATTTCAGTTGATGTTGTCATACGAATTGATTTTAAATGATTAATACTATTCGATTTCGCATCAACTCCCAGTGTAACTATGGGGCAACCTAATGCCCCGTAGCTTTTTATGCTCGTAGAATCTTATAAAGTTCTGCTTGAGCGTTTTCAAAGTTTGATGTTAACGAATTACTAGTTTCGTCTATCTGATTAAATGATTCAAACAATTTAACCTTAGTATCGAAAATATCCGTTAAATTAAACTCTTTACCTTCAGAGACCATGTAACAAACATAAGAGTTAAATAACTCTTTAATCTGTGCACCAGTCATACCATTTGCAATAATTTCGATAGCCTCACGAGCTGTATCAGTCGTAGCATCGAATTTGTTTTCTTTCATAAAGTCGCCGAAATACAAGTTGAATACATCATATGCATATTTTCCATCCAACGCATTGATATGGAAAATCTTGTCAATTCGACCCGGACGCTTAGAGATACGTGCTTCAATCTGTTCAGGATGATTTGTTGTCATCATCACTACAGCACCATTCTCAATATTCGGACGGTCAATACCATCTAGAAAGTTAAGAATAGCAGAATTATTACGGCTACTTAACGTTGCCTCACAGTCTTCAAATACTACAATAGTACGTCGATTAATACGACTACATTCTTGAATATACATTGCCATAGATTGAAAATCTGTAACAAATATTACTGGAGAATTTTCAGAATATTTTTTGGCTACATCATAGCAAATAGAAGTTTTACCTGTACCCGGTTCACCACATAATAAGAATTTACGTAACGGTTTCTGGTTGAACTTTGAGAACATTTCAACATTGTCAAAGAAGAAGTCAAGACCTTTAATAAGTTCTTCTTTACATTGATGAATAGCTGGATTACTTTGAATATCAGTAATCTCTTTATAACGCATGTAAGTTCCATATCGGGTTTCTACTGCTTGTGCTCGGTAGATACCTGACTTTGGTACATTTGTTTTTACTTCAAGTTCATCCTTTAATGCAGTTTTACACAGGTAATTATAAATATCTCGAGTATATACATACATGCGTAGTTTTTTATCTTGATCTGTTGGCGATGTGCATACTACATAATAAAATACCTTATCGTCAACATAATATGCTTTTACTCCAGATATTAAATGATTATTATAATCATACTCGTCCATTTCAAATTTCTTAGTACTAGACTCTGCTCGAGTGATACAACTGTGCATAAGCGGTAACTCATCAGTTCCATACACTTCTGATAATACAGTTTTATCCCGTGAAGCAATCTTCTCGTAATAATCTGCAATATCTGTATTTGTAACATAAATAAGTTCATCTTCCTTAATGCCGTAATTATTATCTAACATTAACTTCTTAGCAATATCTTTCAGTTCATTATAATTTTTTACCATATATAAATTTTTTAGTTAATAATTTATACGGGAGAACATTTTGATAATGCGTCCAATATATAGAAACGAGTGGTCACGTTTACATCGATGTAACATCTCTTTCTTATTCTCAGAGCTTTCCGTAACTTAGTACCCTGTTACAGATACCACATCGTGACCATTAAAGACTCTAACCTTCCTGAGCCTTTACATTTTGTTTTTTTAAAAGAATAAGTATATTTACTATCACTATTATACCTTCCTAATTCAAAGCAACGTACAATATCTTACTCAATTTCGTAGAATTTTAAGTCTTTACCTAAAAAGACTGGGCCATTAGCTGTGAGTACAGCTACACCATCAGGATTTCGCACTTGTTTAGTAACAGCTGCTAATATCGTTTGTTCAGAAGGAACCTTCCCCTCCTTTTGGATTTCTTTATAACCATACAAATAAGCTGTAAGAAGAATATCTACCATCCGATTCTTATCATCTTGCTTAAGTGTAAAGTTAACGAAGTCCTGATATAGACCGTCTAATGCAAAATCATTTCTATTTTTGCCGTTTCCAGCCATGAAGTTTATCAGATGCACTACTAAATCATGGAAACTTAACTTCTTTTCACAACCTATGAAGTGATTCCACCATTCAAAGCAAGTTGCACCAATGACGAAGGAACCATCATCTTTTAGACTTCTAGTTCCGGGCTTTTTGTCATTAAACAAAAAGGAATTGAATATATCTTCATCAGCTAGGATTCGTTCTAGATTTAATCTAGAGGATCTGCTGAGATTTTCCATCTTCAATCAATGTTAACGCTTTGAAAGTTTACAGACTGACCATATTGGGCCATGTTCAATCTGCACGAATCTTCCATAGCACGATTAGCATCAGCTAATGCCTGTGCCTGACGAGACAACGTTTCCATCATAGAGCTAATCTCCTTCCGTGACCGCTCGTTGAATGAAATAGTTAACTCAGTTGCCGTTTTGTCATCAGTAAAGAACTGAGGCAAACCTGTAGACTCGCTTGCGAT